TCCTTAGCACCTGAGCGACATTTTTTGAGCCAATACAAAAGACAAGGAACACGTTTGACGTAACCTGTTGACAATCAAAAGACAAAAGAGAATTAGACACAGGATGAAAAAAAATGAAAGAAAACCCTTGTGGGAATGCAGAAAAAGACTATATTTACACAAGTAATGAACGAGGAATAATCCTCAATTAAACGTAATTAATTTAAAATCAACAAGTTATGAGTAATTTAATGCAAATCGAGGCAGACTTTTTAACCTCTGCCGAAGTACGTTCGAATGTAAACTTTCAGTCAATCTTCAATCTACAGAGTGAGGTTGCCGATGCAAAGAAGTCGAAGTTCGACAAGTCGCTAAAGTTAGCGAAGTTAGTTAGCCAATCAGTCGAGTGGTTCAAGTCAAGCGAGACCAAGACACTGCTCGAAGACAATGGTATCGAATGGAGTAACACAGAAGTCTTTTTCAACAGGGTATTCGGTTGGCAAAAGTCGTTCGGTTACAAAATGGTCAAGGCGGGTAAACTGCAAGAAGAAAACCAAAGAATCGTTACGAAGTTCAAAAGAGAATGCACAAAAGCAGAGAACAATGGCGAAGACGCTAACAGAAGTATCGAGAGTCTATTGAAGTTTGCGAAAGCAGAAATCAGTGGCGAAGACACCGAAGTTTCAAGAGAGAAAACCTTTGCAACATTCAGTCTTGCGAAAGACGGAATCAATGGCGATAGCGGTTTCTCTATCAGACTAACCGAGAGCGGTATCAAGATGAGTGGAGTTTGTGAAGACAACAACACCGATAACCTCATCGTAGAGTTGTTTACAAAACTGAATGACCAAATGGTTGAAAGGTTTAATCAAATCAATAATTAATCAGTGTCTTCAAAGACACAAAAACACGTAGCACAATGAATAATTTAGTAACAAGGTTCGAAGAAATCAGAGACACAGACAGACGTGGTAGTGTATCATCATACCATAGCAAACCAAGTCCAATCTTCAGAACCAAAGCAAAGCAATCTGAAATCAAAGGGTTGCAATCTACAGACAGAACCAATGTTGTTGTAGACGGAGACGAGTTCGAGAGCAAGTTCACTATCGGTTTTGAAATCGAGAAAACGAGGTTGCACAGGAGTTCAATCAAGGAGTACCCATTATTTTGTGGGTTTGAGACTGATAGTAGTTGCGGTTATGAAGCAGTCACACACGTTCTACCTTTGGTAGGTAAGTCAATGTGGCGAACAAAGGTGTTCAATATGTTTGTTGAAGCCAAGCACATCATCAATGATGAGTTCAGTCCGAGCGATAGCAGTTGCGGTGGTCACATCACAGTTGCTTGTAAGGGGTTGACAGGTCAAGAGTTGGCTGACAAAGTTGCTCCATATGCATCAATCCTGTTGTCAGTGTTCAGACATCGTTTGTCGAATCACTACTGCAAGTGGAATCCAAGAATGATGAGTGAGTTCCGTTTCGAGAGACATCAAGAGCGAGTAGTAAAATACTCTGTTTGCAAAATCGTTGACGAGTGTATCGAGTTCCGTATACCGAGCAGAGTGCAGTCAGTAAAGCAGTTGATGAGACGTTACGAGCTAATGTACTTAATACTTGACTATGGGGTCAATGGCAAGAGCATACGAGGGTTTTGGAATGCAGTCAGACCAATCCTTATGGGAATGTACGACAAGAACGAGACCAAGACCGATGCGGTCATTGAGTTGGCAAAAGACTTTCACAAGTTCGTCAAGACAGGTCGTGTGGAGCAAAGCACAATCGGTTGGTTCGAAAAGTGGTGGAGCGGAAGACCAAACCGACTTTCAATGAGCGGTAACCGACAAGTTTGGGGTACATACATCAAACGTGGAGTTGACGAGAGTGACATCGCTCTCGCTAAGTTCCGAGAGGAAATACAATCCAAAGGGTTGAGATAATGAGAGGGAGCGAATGCTCCCCCTGTCCACAAGTGAGTGCTTGTGCTGATGAGACCAAAAGGTCGAAACAGGAAACAAATAATTTTAATATCAAACATTATGAGAAATTTAGTTAACACAATCGAAAAGTCAGTAACAACAATCGTTGCCATCGGAGTTCTATCAATGGTGCTACGTTTATTCATTCACATCATATCACAACATACTTTTGTGTGGTATCAGTGGGTGTATGTAGGGTTCGTTGGAATGTTCTTGTTGTTCATTAGTGGAGTTATCTTTTCACTAATCTATCAAGGTTGGAAAGCAGACCGAGTATAGGCATACTGATGAGGGTTGAATACCCGAAAGGTGGTGTCTTCAAAGACACTACCTCTATGTCAAACATTAAATTAAAAGTTATGTACAAAGTTCAATTAGTCTTCAAGACAGGACAAGTCTCGTACGGAAATAATCGTGGCGAGTGGGTCGTGACCAAAGAGTTCAACGACAAGAATCATTGCGACAATTTTATTAACTACATCAACAGAACCAAAGGTTACTTGCTTGATGAATTATTTGAATTGTAATGGAAGCGATGAGATATTTTAAAGTAAGGTATGCAGGTAAGCTAATCAAAGTTGTACCTGCTCACACGAAATGGGAAGCCATTGACAAAATCTACAATGAAAATGTAGGCACGTACAAATGGATAGTCAGAAATAAATTTACTGCAGTTGTCAGTAGGTAATTTGGATATGTCTAAATTTAGTCGTATCTTTGTTTAAATCAAATGTTAAATCAGAGTTCTGTGTCTTCAAAGACACTGCTCACAAAACCAAACACTATGTGTATTATTATTATCAAACAAAAAGGTAAATCAGTATCACGTGAGATACTTAAAAATTCATCACGTATCAATCCTCACGGATTGGGAATCGTATGGCTCGACACGTTCGAGGTCAGCTATCATCAATCAAAAGAGTTCGGTGTGTTGGACAACGACAGACCATACATTGCACACTTCAGGTATGCAACGGTTGGTAAAATCTGTAAGGAAAACACACACCCATTCGTCTGCGGTAACAACAAAGACGAGTTGCTTATGATGAACGGCACCGTTCGTGGCTACGGCAACAAAAATATGACAGACACAGAAGACTTGGCTATCAAGTTGGGTCGTTCTCCTCGTCACACTTGGAAACAATCGTTGGCAAAGTTCGATGCTCGTTTCGTGGCAATCAATACCCGTACTCGTTCGTTTCAAATCTTCAACAAGCATTTGTATACATTGAAAGACGGAGTATGGTATTCGAAAACCAACGTATTGCAAAGCAATGTTGTGGCGGTGTATGGTACACTAAAGAAAGGGTTTGGTAACTACTACACTTACCTAACTAATTCAAAGCATCTTGGAAAAGGCGAGACCAAAGACAAGTACCCAATGGTATCACGTGGTATCCCATTTCTGATTGAGAAGAAAGGGAAAGGTCACAACGTAGTTGTAGACGTGTTCAAAGTATCAGACGATACTCTACGTAGGTTAGACGGATTGGAAGGACACCCACAATGGTACTGCAGAAAGCAGATACCTATCAAGATGAAGAACAAAACCATCACTGCTTGGATATACTTCAATCCACAAGAGGAAAAGGAATGGAATGGTAGTAATCATATCAAAGACTACCAAAGGGTTGTTACACCAACAAGACGTTGGGTTGATACAGTTGACTTTGTTGACGACACACCACCTTGCACACAGGTTGATTTGTTTGATGATATGTCTGCTGACGACTACAATCCAAACGACAATCCTATTTGTGTTGACTGTTGTCACGACTTGGAGTTTGACGGTTTCAATAACTATCACTGCAATGGATGTGATACTTGGTTTGGGCAAGAAGAGGTGCTACGTTTCTCCTAAACCGCAAGGCAGTGTCTTCAAAGACACTGCTCTGTTCACGGATGTGTGTCCGTGCTGATGAAGTCAAAAGACAGAAACAGAAATCTTAAATCATACATTATGGAAAATTTAAAATCAGTATCAACGCACGACTTACGCAAAGAGTTAGAGGTGCGTGGGTTTCAAACCTTTTCTCTGTGGCACTTGCAAGATGTGACGCAGAATTACAAATGCGACTCCGAAGTAGCAATGGGAGTATTAAAAGACGCACTGAGCAACGATTGGATTACGGAGCAAATCTTTCAAACGATAGACCAAGTTGCAACAGACGACTACGAGTTGGAATTAAAATGGGATGAGTAATGGCAATACATTTATCTAAAGACAGGTTCGTTTGGTTAGACGTTACTGACCAAATGAAACAGGGAGAGAAAAAACGTGAAGAGATATGGCTCGGTCACGAGTTGTACGTTATTCACGATGATGATACCGACTCACTGATTGAGTCGCACGATGAGATTGATGAGGCACTGAAGTTGGGGTTGAAGATAGGAATCGAAGTTGGATACCTACCTAAGTCAGTGTCTTCAAAGACACAATGGTGGAGTCAAGCGAATAAGAAAATCATTGACGGACATTGGTGGGTCAAACTCACGGATATAAAATTTGGATAGTTCAAAACTTTGTACTATCTTTGAACAAACATTAAACTTAAATCAAATGAAAGTTAGAATACAACAACGCAGTGTCTACCACAAATTTGCATCGGTAGAAATAGACGTGCCTGAAAACTTAAACTCGGCACAGTTAATCGAATACTTATGGGATAATGAAGATTTGTATGTCGATAAGATAGATAACGCAATGAACGAAGCAACATACGAGTATGGCTTCGGAACAGATGATGATGCTAATGACCACAACAAATCATTTATGAATGAACCTGAATCAGAATCAGAATGGAGATTTGATTGTGATAAATTAGAGATAGGAGGTCACTTATGAAAACGATAGTTGCTTGGAACATCGAAATAAAATTCGATGACGGAACAGTTGAGAAGTTAGTGAACGTGCCATTGCACGTAGTACGCACCGTCAACGCACACCTTGATGACGTTGAAGAACAAATGAAGGAGGATGAGTTATGGCACGGATAATTAAAGCAGACGGAAGAACCATCAACGACTACGATTATGCAGGTCTTGAGGCAAAGCAGAAAGCAGTTGGTGGGTGGATAGAACCTGTGTATACAAGTGATTGGGTAATACTTGTAAACGAGGAAGGACACTTAGAAAATTTACCTATGAACCTTGAAGTATCAGCAATGTGTGGTCGTGTAATAGTAGGAGACTGCTTGGTAATGACGCACAAAGAATGGTCTTCAGAAAATTAAATCAAATGAAAAACACTATTGATAACGAGGACTTCATTCCTGTTGTTAGTGAAATTGCAAGTCGCATAACCCAAGAAAGATATGGGAAAAGCACGTGGACTTTTGATAAAGTAAACGACTCCTATATCTATACGGATAAAGCACAGGACTTTTTCAATATCACATACGATGAGCTTGAACACATATTAATAACCAATCTAAATTTAGATATAAAATTTAATTAAAATGAAATCAATTTATTTAAAGGAAGCTACTGCCGAAAAGTTACGCAGTAAAGCAGACACAAACTACATCCAAAGGATGCAACAATTAGCGGACAAAGACGAACCGCTAACACTTAGTGTCTTCAAAGACACAGGAAGACTCATAACCAAAAAGGATTTCTTCGAAAACTTTGAGCAGAAAGGAACGGTTAGTGAAGACTGTACGCAAGTGATGATGTACATTGGAAACCGATACATTCAGTTGCTAAAGAATGGAGATTGGTGGACAGTTACAGAAACAGGAGACGCAGTGTCTACTGAACTACCATTGTTGGAAGAGGTTGTCTTTAATACATATTATGGCAATGAGTAAGACGGCTGACCTGATAAAAGATGAGGCACGAAAAATAGTAATGCTACTCATTGAAAAGAATAAAGCATATGGCGATACGGCTAACAATCCACCAAAGATATTCAGTAAGTTGGATGCAGTGGAAGGGTTGTGTGCGAGGATAGACGATAAACTTTCTCGTATTAAGATGCGTGGAATAACTGACGCAACCGAAGACACGGTGTCTGACTTAATTGGATACCTGCTTTTATTGAAAGTGCAGATAAGAAAGAATCAAAAAGATTTGCACAATAAATAAACAATCATTATATTTACTCAATCAAACATTATAGTTATGTCAAAATCAAAAGAGATGTTTACGCAGATGCGTGAACAGGAGAATCACGACTCATTTATAGACGACTCATATCAGTTTAATGAATGGATGTCGGAACTTCACACAAAAGAAAATCACAATTCTAATTCTGCAATAGATGAACTGAACGACTTATTTGTTACGTTCGGTAAAATCTTTTGCAACAATAATAATAAGCTATGAAAAAAGGAGTATTCAATGAATACCTTGAACGTGTGTTAAACACATTTAACATAACCGAAGAAGAGATATTCACTAAATCAAAACGTAGAGACTTGGTAGATGCAAGGCATCTGTTATACTATCTATGTTACCACCGACCTATGCAAATCAGATACATACAGGAGTATATGGAAGACTATGGATACAAGGTTGGACATTCATCAATCATTCACGGAATCGAACAGGTATCTGACAAGGTATCAGAAGATATGGACTATGACACTATTTGCAGAGAACTTGCATAAGTATTGCTTAGACGATGTAATGGAACAAGCCATCACAGATGAGTTTTCTGTGAACGTGGATGGCGATGGCTATCAGGCAAGAATCTTATATGGATGTAAGATTATGCAAGATAACGAGACAAAGGAAATAAAGATACTTAACACCGCATTGGGTGGAGAGTGGTACAAACCTGTAGACTTTGATTTGCTTGAAGTTTTTCTACAAAAAGGTTGGAGGTTTGGAGTCTATGAATTATCTTTGTCTAACTATCGTATAAAACTTGATAAAGTTGAGCGGTCAATTAAAAAGGAAATGAATGGTAGGAAGAATCCTAAACAAATTCAATCCTTAAAAATGTCTCGACAAAATATCTTGGAGAGATACAGTAAAATAAAATCAAAATTAAATCTAATATCAAATGACTAAATTAAAAACAGTAAACATCAAGGGTAAAGAGTACGTTGAAGTAAACGAGAGACTCATCTATTTTAGAAAGACTTACCCAAACTATTCACTAACATCAGAAGTGTTAGAGAAGACAGACAAATCAATCCTTATACTTGCTACAATTTCTGACGATGAAGGAAAAGTAATCGCCACAGGAATGGCAGAGGAAGAGAAGGGAAGTACCTTTATTAATAAGACATCTTATGTAGAGAACTGCGAGACCTCAGCGTGGGGTAGAGCGTTAGCAAACTTTGGTATCGGACTCGAAACATCAGTTGCCTCAGCAGATGAAGTTAAGAATGCTATAGCCAACCAAGACTCAGTGTCTTCAAAGACACCAAGCAAAATCAAATTAGATATTGGAGATGAGAATTGGGATAAAGTAATGAAGTGGGTTGTAGCTAACAAGTCTATGGGTCTAACCAAGATAGTCAAGACTCTTCAACAAAAGTATTCTATACCTAATCTTGCGAAAGCAGAAATCAAAAAGCACATTTAATTATGGCAGTGCAGGATAAACAAGTAGTAGAATTGTTACGTGATGATAACGAATACTACAACGGTATAGGCAGAAAGTATCTATCTAATTCAGACATTGGAACCTTGCTTAAAAATCCAAAAGAGTTTGGACAAAAGCGTGAAGACACCAAAGAGTTTGCAATGGGTAGATACTTCCATCAATTGTTTTTAGAACCATCTAAGGCAGAAGAGTGGGATTTCATAGACGTAGCGTCTCGTAATACAAAGAAGTATAAGGAGTATGTTGCAGAGTTACAAGCTAACAGTAACAGACCGAGAAACTTTGCGTTACTGCAAAGAGAAAAAGATGAGGTCGAGCGTTGGGTTGAAGCTATGAAAACTAATTTCGACTTTTTTAACTATATTGCAGACGACAAAAATACCTACGAAGTACCCGCCATCAGTGAAATTTGCGGGGAAGTTTGGAAAGGAAAAGCAGACATCGTAGGGAAAGACTTTCTCTTTGACCTTAAAACAACAGGAAACATTAATGACTTTCGTTGGAATTTTCGTAAGTATAATTACGATAGTCAAGCGTATATCTATTCGACTTTATTTAATAAGCCGATGATGTTCCTTGTTATAGATAAAACAAGTCTAATGATGGGTGCTTACACCGTAAGTCAAGAGTCTTTAGACAGGGGAAAAGAGAAGGTTGAGAAAGCCGTAGAGATTTACCGAAAGTTTTTTGGGGAGAATCCTACGGAAGATATTAACCAATACTATTTCTATGAGGAAATTTAAAAACCTAATAGTGTCTTTGAAGACACGACTATTTAAAAATAAACGAGTCCACGTAGTGGAAGTTCCAAACACTTGTGAAACTCGTGCCGAGAAAAAACAAATAATCAAGGCAACAATATATTTTTTGGAACGTAACATTATAATTAATTAATTATGGCACAAGTGCAAAACAACGAAGAGAAAATCTTTGCCGATGGTTTCTCATTCAAAAGACAAGATAATGCTCCTGACTTTGTAGTCGGTAGAGTATCGGTAAAATGTGACGAGGCGGTTTCTTTTATGAAGAAACACCAAAAGAATGGGTGGATAAATATGAACATCAAGTATGCCAAGAGTGGCAATCCATATATGGAGCTTGATACTTGGACACCTGAAAACAAAAAGGCAGAAGTTACTGAAGCAAGTCAGGCAGAAGTAGACTTACCTTTTTAATTTGTATTATTCATAACGAGGGGGGAGCTTCGGCTCTCCCTTTTTTTGACCTATGAGTGACGAGTTAACAGACCATTTATTATTTATATTACTTATTTCTATTTTATTTTTTTTTCTTATACGATAGAAAAAAGTTAACAAAGTAAGCAACTCACTGATACTCAGCGAGAAACTTAACACAAAGTCGACACAAAGTCGACACTAAACTTAAATTTATGACATCAAAGATTACGATATTTAGAAACATTAAAGAGACAGATGCTCCCTTCCACCGAGAGGTAGGGCATATAGTAGAAAGGATAAAGAACGGTGCTTCAAAGGAATTAGTGAAGCGAATTAGATTAGAACAGAAGAAAGATGTGCGTAACGAATTAAAGAAACAGTTACCCGCAATCTGTTTTAGTGGAGTCTTTACAAAACGTAACGACAATTCTATACAGGAACATTCAGGTTTGATATGTTTAGATTTTGACGGCTACGAAAAAAGCAAAGAACTATTAGTGGACAAGGAGAACATAACAAAGTCTCCGTATACCTATTCAGTATTTATATCTCCAAGTGGGAAAGGTCTCAAGGTATTAGTAAAGATACCTCAAGATGTAGATAACCACGTGAACTACTTCAATAGTTTACAGAAACATTTTAACAATGATAAGTTTGATGTAGCTTGTAAAAATTTATCACGTGTTTGTTACGAATCTTATGACCCTCTGATTTATGTGAATGAGAACTCATCAGTATGGGATAAGATTGAGGAGCGTGAGTATCAAGAGAAGCATCAGTATAGAGATGTTCCAACCATACCTATTACAGACGAGAACAAGATAGTAGAGATACTTGTAAAGTGGTGGACTAAAAAATACCCAATGACAGAGGGTAACAGAAACAACAACTGCTTTATACTTGCATCAGCTTTCAATGATTTTGGAATAAACAAATCGTTAGCAGGATACATACTATCAAACTATCAAGCATCAGGATTTACCGAGAATGAAATCAACAGAACTATAGACTCGGCATATGCTAACACCGTCAACTTTGGCACAAAGTATTATGAAGATGAGGAGCGTGTTCAGAATCTCAAAGTAAAACTCAAACGTGGTGCATCAAAAAAAGAACTCCGCTCTCAACTCGAAGAGTCTCACTTGGAGGGCGAAGTAATAGATGCAGTGCTTACTCGTATAGACGAAGAAGCACAAGAGACTCAGTTTTGGAGTAAGAATGAGAAGGGTGTAATAAAAGTAATACACGTTCTATTCAAACAGTTTTTAGAAGACAACGGTTTCTACAAGTATTGTCCTGAAGGCAGTAAGAACTATGTGTTTGTCAAGGTAACCAACAATCTTATAGACCACACTGACGAGAAAGCCATAAAAGATTTTATCTTAAACCATCTCATTGAGATTGATGATTTATCTATCTACAATTATTTTGCAGACCACACAAGATTTTTTAAAGAAGAGTTTCTTACGTTGCTATCTACCATAGATATTTATTTTATAGAAGATAACAAAGACACTTCGTATTTGTATTATAGAAACTGTGCAGTCAAGGTAACTAAGAAAGAAATAACGATGATAGATTACATTGACTTGGGTGGTTACGTTTGGAAAGACCACGTTATAGACAGGAACTTTACTATGTGTGAAGCAGACACTGACTATAAAAAATTCATCCGCAACATATGTAAAGGGGAAGACGATAGAGTTAAGTCAATGGAATCAACGATAGGTTTCTTGATGCACGGTCATAAAAATTTATCTTACTGTCCGGCAGTGATATTAAATGATGAGGTAATATCAGACAACCCCGAAGGAGGCACAGGGAAAGGAATCTTTATGAACGCATTAGCACAGATGAAAAAGGTTGTAACTATTGACGGAAAGTCTTTTACATTTGAGCGTTCATTTGCATACCAACTTGTATCAGCAGACACACAGATACTTGTGTTCGATGATGTGAGAAAGCATTTTGATTTTGAAAGATTGTTTTCGGTAGTAACCGAAGGACTTACACTTGAAAAGAAAAACAAAGATGCAATCAAGATACCATTTGAAAAGTCTCCGAAGATAGCTATCACTACCAACTATGCAATTAAAGGTAGCGGTAATTCTTTTGCGAGGCGAAAGTGGGAACTTGAACTCCATCAACACTACAATAAAAACTATACTCCGCTTGACGAATTTAATAAACTATTCTTTGGAGATTGGAATGATGATGAGTGGTGTGCGTTTGATAACTATATGATTAAATGCCTACAAGGTTATTTAGTTACAGGATTAGTAGAGAGCAAGTTTGTGAACCTAAAGATTAGACAACTATCCGCAGAAACTTCGCACGATTTTATTGAGTGGTGTGGATTAATTAATGGCAGCGAATCTAACCCATTGCTGCAGCGTGATACTAAAATAAATTTATCTTCTGCTTATCTCGATTTCATAGAGCAGTATCCTGACTACGGACCCAAAGCTAAACTTACAATCAGTAGGATTAGATTTAACAAATGGATGTCTGCGTTTGCTACATTCAAATCAGGAGCAAGTCCACAAGAGGGAAGAGATAACACAGGAAGGTGGATGAGAATTAAAAGAGAGGATGAAGTTTCAACTCAAAATAGATTAGATGTCTGATATAAACCGAGCAATGATTAACACCTTAAATGTTTTTACAGGGGATAAAACATTGGAGGAACTAATAATAAGTGATGAAGGATATTTTGTATTCAACCCTGAAGAACCTGTGTCTTCAAAGACACTTGAAGATATGCTTGATTACTTTGCTTCGGTTGAAGACTTTGAAAGATGTAGTATAGTAAAAAAAATTATAGATGAAGGCAGAATTGTTGGAAGAGACTTACGGATTTAGTGATTGTGAACACGTAAAAAACTTAATCGTACTGCGGTCTGTAATGTGTGCTACATACAAACGGAAGATAGGCAGGGGAAAGAATGCACGGTTTGTTGATGAGTACAAATGGAACTCAAGGGAGGACAAACAAATAAGAGAAAATATAAACTATTCAATTAAAATTTTTGCAGAAAGATGTTCAAGTACAGAAAGTACCAATGGGAAATAATAGATAAAGCAACTGAGATAATCCAAGATAAAGGATTTGTTTATCTCGCTATGGAAGTAAGGACAGGAAAAACATTAACGAGTCTTGGCATTGCACAAGTGTTAGGATGTAAAGAAGTTTTGTTTGTTACAAAGAAGAAAGCCATAAGCAGTATTGAATCAGACTTTCTTTTATTGAAGCCATCATATAACATAACTGTTATTAACTACGAGTCGCTTCATAAGATTGATAATCTTCCTTATGATATGCTAATTGTAGACGAAGCACACACACTTGGTGCGTTCCCCAAGCCAAGCAAGAGAGCTAAAGATATTAAAGACATTGTCAAGAAATACAATCCGTATTTATGTTTGATGTCAGGAACACCAACACCTGAGAGCTACAGTCAAATGTATCATCAGGTGTTTGGTATTCCATCTAACCCATTCAGTAAACACACTTCCTTTTACAAGTTCGCTCGTGAGTATGTTCAGGTTCGTCAAAGAAAAATTAATTCTAATTATGTAAATGATTATTCAAGAGGTATGAAAAAGATACTTGATGAAATGAAACCATACACCATATCTTTCACGCAAAAGGAAGCCGGTTTTAAAAACGAAATAAATGAAGAGATAATGTGGGTGGAAATGAATAACACCACATATGTGTTAGCAGAAAGGTTGAAAAAAGATAGAGTGGTAGAGGGTAATGATAACACTATACTTGGAGATACTCCTGCTAAACTTATGCAGAAGTTACATCAGCTTTATTCAGGCACTGTAAAATTTGAAAGTGGAGACTCGATAACAATAGACAGAACCAAAGCAGAGTTCATTAAAGATTACTTTGGAAACCAAAAGATAGCCATCTTCTACAAGTTTCGGGAAGAATACAAAGCATTGAAGAGTGTCTTCAAAGACACACTTTGTAACACACTTGAAGAGTTTAGTAACACGGATAAAAACATTGCGTTACAAATTGTTTCAGGTCGTGAAGGAATCAGCTTACGTGAAGCAGACGCTATCGTTTACTACAACATAGACTTCTCAGCCACAAGCTATTGGCAAAGCCGAGACCGTATGACTACTAAGGATAGAGTCAACAGTAAAGTGTATTGGATATTCTCCAAGCACGGTATAGAAAAAGATATATACAGAGCAGTGATAAAGAAGAAAGACTACACGGTCACTCACTTTAAAAGGGATTTACTAACTTTGTATTAAATGAAAAAGTTCATTAGCTTTCTTGTTATTTGGATTAGTCAAAACCTTGCGATGCCTTTTTGGATAGTAGGTCACATTCATTTGTCGACTAATGTATACCAAGATTTACACGAGATATTAGCATCAGTAGGGATGAATGCAATCGTATTAGCAGGATTCATAATGGACTATATTAACAACACCAAAATTGACAGAACAACAAATACAAACGAAGAGGATAAAGGAACTTGAAAGTCAAGGATATTACGTAATCAAATTAGTTAAGACAAACAAAAATGGAATACCTGATTTGATAGCCATACCACCTAACACGGATGTATTGTTTAGTGAAATTAAAAAACCAAGTGGAACACTTTCTAAACTACAAGAGTATAGGATTAAAGAACTTAAAAAGTATGGCTTACGAACAGAGGTATACACAGGAGACTGATTACTACGAGGTAGATGATTGGTTTGTATCGAAACTAAAAGAGTTCCCTCGTAATGTTGGAATCGAAATAGCCACGCAAGTGGAGATGTCTTACGATGCTTTTCCTGAAAAATCCGGATGGAGTCAGAGGATTGGCGGAGTTGTAACAACATACGAGCCACCCATATACTTTGAAATAGAATACGTAAACCAACCTGATGAAGCACCACTACTTATGGACATCGAACTTATTGAGGTAGATGATTACCTTGATTATGTAATAGACAATAATATACTTAAATCAAAATACAATGCACAGACAAACCGTAGAACCCAAGATAAAAAAATCTCTAACTAAATTAATTGAAGAGTATCTTTCAGTAGATGTAGAAAACAAAACACGTAAGCAAGAGTATATCAACGCACGAATGATATACTACAAATTGTTAACAGAATGTAGATATAGCTACACTGCTATCGCAAGAAGTTTAAATAAAAACCACGCAACTATAATGCACGGACTTAATCTCTTCGAGGATTTGTTCGATATAGACAAAGAGTTACGTGAAGATTATTACTTGATTAGGCAGCTTTTTTTTGACGAAAGAAGCAACTCTCCTCATAAGTTTTCCACAAGACAAGAGCTACTTGTATCTATAAATGATTTGGAAAACCAAAATAAAAGTTTAAATTTGTTAGTAGAACGGTTGAAAGATAGTCTAAAAAGTTATCAAAAGTATGATTATCTGTACGACATAATCGAAGAACGGAACTTGAATGAAGAAAAACTAAACAAGTTCAAGCGTAAACTAAACAGTGTATTAAATGGTGTATAAGATTGACGACATAGAGAAAGTCTACGAGTTCAAGTCTTGGAAAGACCGTCAAAAAATTGACGAGCTTTTACGCATTGACTGTGCTATGTATACCAATCTTGGTATTGACTCTAATAAATCCGAAAAGGAAACGGTCAGAAAAAACTCAAGACGAATCTATAACCTTATTAAGAAAATAAATCCAAGTATGGGGAAACAGTTTCTCGGTGCAATGGATGACGAAAGAGATGTAAAGAGCAATGAGTAGAGGTGTTTCATCCATAGATAATGAAAGAATAAAACACATCAACTATCTAATGGATGGATTACACGAGCGACTCACAGATTTATACGAAGCTCTTGCTGATAGGGAAATAGATGAAGCAAAGACTGTGACTCTTTCATTGATGAATGAATTAAAATATCTTCACGATTCAATGGAGGATGACCTATAAGAAATGTACCTGTTGCGGAGAAAACAAACCAATAAGTGACTACTACTTAACAGGTAGGTACACAAAAGCAGGTGTGAATATACCACGTGCTAAATGTAAGAAGTGTGTGCAGGGAGTTAAAACTCAACGAAGACAAAACATTCGTGCTTGGTTGAAACAATATAAAAGAAACTCTGCCTGTGCAAAATGTGGATACTCAAAAGAAACTCACGCTGATTTCACGGCACGAGCGTTAGAGTTTCATCATCCACAAGACAATAAAGAGTTTGCCATAGGAGAAGCACCGGCAAAAGGTATGGCAATAGAGAGCATCAAAAAAGAAATAGACAAGTGTGTAGTGTTGTGTGCACGATGTCATATGGAAATACACAACAAATGAGATTTGAATCCAATCAAGATTTAGAAAGAGAAAAGAAAGCTATAGAAAAATTTGTAAATCGTTTCAATGGTTCATATAAGAAGCTCGACCCGAACGATGTAGACTACAGGGTCTTTGATGAAAAAGGAAAGCTAATAGCTTATGCAGAAGTAAAAGGTAGATACCGAACAATATCTAACGCTTACCCTCTTCCGGTAGCAGCTCGTAAAGTTGTGAAGCTCTGTGATAAAAGACTAAACCCTGTAATGATATGGGCGTGTGATGATGGAATTATCTACGGCAAACCTACGCACTTAGAAGGAGTAGTTAAATGGGGTGGAAGAAAACCTCGTGAGGGTGCGGTCAATGATACAGAACTAATGGTGTATTATGATAAACAAAAAGAGTTTAGATACATAAAGTATTATTAGTGTCTTTGAAGACACTACTCAATAGGATAAAGTTTACCTCCTACTTCTTTGTAACCCAAGTCTTGAAGTGCTTGTTTTCTTAATTCTTTTTGTTCCTTTTTAATTCTATCTCTCTCTCCATACACCTGTTCATACAACTCAGGGTCGTAACGCTTCAGGTCTGTCTTTGTTTTAATACCTCCTTGTGGAATGATACCTTTGACTGAAGAACCTTTCTGTCCATATCCCGGTCTATATGATGGAGTGATACCTAAGAAGTCGTATACATTATTGTAATACTCTTCTGAACTCATATCTCCTTTTAGTATATCTTTACTTGCATTGAACATCCCAATGAATGGGTCCACTTGTGCACCCATAGCGATTTCAATTAAAGGCAATATGGTATTCTTAAATGCTGAGTCAGGATTATCTCTAAAGTTTTTCTGTATCTTACTTTGAATAGATGCAAATGGATTAGTAACATCACTAACAGGTTTTCTATCTCCTCTATATGTGTTTATACCTTTCTCAATTGCTGCACCCAAATAAGGAATCTGATACATTAAGTTCAATCCCATCATCGCATCTTTTAATTTACGATAGAACGCATCTCTGTCTTCACTATCTCCACGTGTAAGAAGTGCAATGTTTGACATACCTGTAAACAATATGTTGGCAACTGCAAAGTTTAAATAGAATCCTCGTATATCTTGTTTGCTTGGAACTTTTCCGCTACCCAACGCTCTCATTATGTTGGTTGCACTTGACATTACTTTGTTTATTTGCAAGAATAATGTACTACCAAACATTGTAAATCCTTTAGAAGCAAAGTCTCCTTTCAATTGTAACGGAATTTTTTCTGTTGCTCTTCTTGTTTGCTGAGTGGCATTGTAATCATTGAACTCCTCCAATGCCTGTGCCTCACTCATACCATTAGCGATATTACGTTTGTAGTTTATATAATAACCCATCACTCCCATTATATCTCCGATGATAGTTGGTCGTGAAGAGAGTCTTTTAAATCCATCCACAAATCTTCTGTACAAACCTGTTCCTTTACCGGCTTGTTTAAATGTTTGGCTACCGGTTTCAAGTCCATACACATCTCCCTCTAAACCTTCACGTACACGTTGGTCAAACTGAGCTGACATCTTACGAGCTTTTGATATTGCTCCATCCAAACCTACAAGGTCTTTTGCCATATCAAACAAGACACCTGCACCGTCTACAGTAAACATCATAAGGTCAAGCGGTCCTTGTAATACTTTTGGAACTTTACTGTCTTTAGGTAAGTAACTATATTGCTCAAATGCATTGACAAAAGATGTTGCCTGTTTTGCAATTTGAATTACTTTGAATGCTAATGCAAAAGAAGTAAACTTTCTCTGAAACCATTCTAATACACCACTGCTCACACCGTCTGCTTTGGCAGCCGATTGAGGATTAACTGTTGCATTAACTAATGTTTTTACTAATGTCTTAGTTCCTGATACATCAAGCAATGTATTAACTGCAGGTATATTAAAGAAGGAGTTCAGCTCTTGAACACCTGCAGCCATCGCTTTGTATCGCTCCATAGTTTCCATATGGTTCATCAATACATTTGTAAATGTTCCTTCTTTTAAATTAACATCACTACCGTAGTCTACCCTGTCTTTAAATGCAGGTGCAGTTTCGGCAGAGAAGATACCATTGAAGTCTCCGTCTTCCAACATCTTAGCATCTACTTTAGCTGCAATAGTTTTAGTTGGGAAATAGTTCTCTACAAATCCTAAGTTAACTCCGTTCACTTGTTTGTAAACTGAATTGGTTTGATTGAAGTAATCTGTACTTAGATAGTCAACCATCTTGTCTGCAAACGAAGTAAGTTCAGGACCCAAGTCTGTAGCAATATCAGCTAACACCGCATCTGTGATTCCTTGTGCTTCTAATTTTGCACGTTGAACAGGGTTCTTACTTAATGCATATATTCTAAGCAATTGATTTGCGTTGAACTCAGACTTGTATTTTCTACCTGTTTTAGTTGTAACTAAATTTAATGTTTTAGTATTAGGCACACCTGTTTTACTTGTACCTAAAGCTCTGTTTACTAAACTCTCTACCCCTATGAAACCACCTTCAATCCCGGCTTCACTTGCAATCTCATCTACCTTTTGTCGCATCACTCTCATATTCTGAAGTGCGACCTCTTCCATTCTATTTAGTTTACGATATACTTTGTCACGGAATATATTTAGTCCTTTGTTTTTTCTATCTAAAAAGTTTGTGACCGTACCTAAATGCGTAAGTAGATTTTTAAAGTTAGTAATCTTGCTTTGTGCTCTACCAAATATATTGTCTCTTATTTTTAAGAACACTTTCTTTACAATACCACGAGCAGTGAAGTCTTTTTGAATAGCATCTCTATCTTCATTAAGCTCATTACTATCCTTTAAACTACCATCTTCATTAAATAAATCTGCATTAGTTTCTTTAATTTGATTGGTAGCTTCTTCTGCTACTGCTTCGGCTCTTGCAGCTTTTTGCAGTCTTCTGTTGTTAAAACGCAAAATTGATTCAGCTTTTTGCTGCTTTACATCTTCAAGTAGTGCTTGTGCTACCTCCAAAGATGCAGTATCAAGGTCAGAGAATTGGTCATAAGCCAACTGTAATTGCATCAAACTTTCCTCCTGCAGAGTCAGTTCTTCATTGTTTATCTGCTTCTGAATAGCGTTGTCAATTACAATACGATTCGCATCTAACTTATCTTTAATATCTTGTAATGCCTGAGCTCTTGCTTCAGGATTGGTTATGCTAACTGCATCCATTACAGTTTTAATGTTAGCAAATACTACTTGTCCTATCGCATCAATACCCTTCGGTCTTGGCTTACCTGATTGTTTTCTTGGTCGTGCTTTTGCTTTTACTGTTTTAACTATATCAGCAATAACATCACGTTTTATCTTAGCTCTTTGCTGCTCAACAATCTTCAAAACCTTTTCGGTTTGAGCTTGAAAGTTATCTAAGTTAGTATTGGCTACAGTGTTTATTAATCTGTTTATCTGTGCTTGACTGTAGTTTTTAGACTTAGGTAAGTTGGCTCTGATAAAATTCTTTAAACGCAACTGTGCGTCTTTTAAATTTTTTGCTCCTACTCTTCTTTGCTTTAGTGCCTCTCTTATTTTTCCTATCTCTTGAGATACATTTTTATTTCCTCTATAACCAAGAGACCTGTCTAAACCACTACGAAGTTCCATCTGAACTTGTTCGTTTTGTTCTTTATATATAGGATGGTCTTGAATTAACTCCTGTGCTTTTTGACGAATGTCTGCAAAAGATTTAACTCTTCTTCTACCAATAACATTAGGTCTGCCTGATGTAGCGAACTTTTGTAATGCTACATTGACATCATTAAATAATTTAGCCGCACGTAGAATACCACCCTCAACTCTTCTGAACTCTGAAGGTAACTCGTTGAAGAGGTCTACCTGATAAGTCATAGCTTCGTTAATATCTGCTGCAGCAAAACCTCTGCCTCTTAATACTTCTCGTATAGACGCATCAGAAAACCCATTCTCTCTACCTCGTTCTACAATAGCAGTGATAGACATCTCACTACTAAATGCAGCTTCAGGGTTTTTCATTTTCTTTAATTGACTGTCAGTCAATTTGATTTGCTTACCTGCAAATATATCTGCAAGTGCGGACCCAATAAACTCATCAAGAGTTAGGTCTTGTATTTGTTCTGCGGTTAAGTCTTGAGTCTGTGTAAACTGCGACTTAATATAGTTCCACATTCCAAGCAACCACTGTTGGAACTTAGACTTCAAAGATGCATCTGCTATTGTTTGTCCTTTGTTTCCAATCAAGATGGCTATAGTTTCATTAGCAGCCTTAGCTTCGTTGCCATCAAACTTCTTTAACTGTCTTTGATATTCTTGTGTTTGCTTTACAAGGTTGACACCCTTAGCGTATATTGCTTTACCTTTCTTGGTAGTCTGTAGATAATCAGTCCATACGTGACCCATCTCGTGAATCGAAGTATTGAACAGTGCAGACTCTGAATTGTGTACATCAGGATTAATATAAATATCTCCATCAACTGTAACACCATAAATAATTTGGTCTCCCTTCTTGTATTTTTGTACGTTCTCTTGCTCCATTACTGTGTCGAACGTAGCTCTATCTGTTGTAATGTTTGTTTGAGGGAAAGCTATGTTCATAAAAGCAGTTAACTTGGTAGCGTTGTCTACATTACCTTGCGATATAGCTCCAATAAACTCCGTATTTGGTAGTCCGTTTTGAACACCAAGAGTTTCTGTAAGGATAGTACCTACACTTGATGGTGCAAGTTCCCCTGCTTTTGGCATTGATTTTCTTTCTTCTATAGTAGCTCTCTTTCTTTGACCTTCTGTAACTACTTTACCTTTACCTTCTTCAGCAACTAAACCTCTAATAGCATTTTGATATGCTTCAGGATATACTGATACAATGGATTGTGGATTTTGTAGAACTCCAATTGTTTTACCTTTTACACCAAACGGATAGTTAGGGTGTACACTTTTAATTACTTCAGGGTTCAAAACATCTACTGCTTGTAACGCAATGATACTACGTTGAGGAACATCTTTGAGCTGAGGTTCTGTAATTAAGTCTGTAATTGTAGCAAGGTGTACAAGATTAACTGCGTCAGTGTCCATACCTTCAATAAGTATATTAGGTATTTTCTTTTGACCCTTACTTGGTTTTTTAGATGTACGTGCTCTATTAGGTTGACCAAAAGTCAAACGCTCTATAAAACTTCTACGTGTAGGAAGAGACAGTTGTTGTATAAACTCTGTTGATACCACATCATCAAGTAGTTTAGCATCGCTTTCATTAATCAATTTGATTAGTTCTTGTAGTCCTGCTACTTCTTTTTTATAGTTTCTTATTGTCAACTCGGATGCTTGACCTTTATCTATTGTTGCTTGACGTGCATCTATACGTGCTTGTAAATTGCTTACAAGCTCGTCTAAGGCTTTCTTTCTGTTAGCTTCAGGTATTTTACTTAAATTATCTTTAAACACCCGGAAAGTAGCTTCATTTGAAAGAATAGAACCTTCTCCCATTTTAACAACAGGCATAGGAACGTGTCCATTGTATTCAGGATTAGCTGCCCAAAACTCTTCAAAGGTTGGTTTGTTAGCTTCATATACCTGCGTAGCTTTCTCAATTATAGTACCTGCTTCTGCTTCGGTAGTGTTTGCCCACGCTGCATTTTGATTACCTTCAGTTCCGGTAAATCCTAATCCACCTCTAAGGTTATCAATGGTATTACCTGTCAATTCGTTTGTAACAGGACCCGTAGTTAGTTGGTCTGAAATAGTGAAGACCACCGGTATACCTTTTACAATTGATAAATCTTCAATGCTTTGGATGTCATTGTCCGTTCGTTGATTTAGTTCGTCTACATTTATTGATGCTGATTCATCTGTAGTTTCTTCTAAATCTGTAAAGACATTACCGGACTGCGACTCGTTTATGGTCTTGGTTATTTGCGAAACCTCATCAGTATCAGGCACAAACTTAGACTCTGATTTAAAATCTACTTTTCCTTTAGGGGTTTGTAGAGTTGCTTCTAAATCAGCAACCTCATCTGTTAGTGTCTTTGAAGACACTATTTCATCAATACGTGCTTGATTATTTTCTGCTACTCTCTGCTGAAATACTGTAAGTTTTTTGTTTGCGATTTGCTTGTCAGCTATCCCTGCAAGGATTCTGTCAAGTCGTGCTTCATCTATTGTATTGTTGTCAAATGCAGTAACGTCTGCACGTGTAGGTCTTACAAGTGATTGAGGAACTACTGCAGGTTGTGGAGTTACATCAGGTTGCTCCTCTACAGTTTGTTCTTCTGTTACTACCGTACCCTCCTGAGTGGTCTCAGGTTCTGTGGTTTGTTCTTGCTGAACGGTCCGTACCGCTTCTTCCAACGATTGTATATCTCCGGTTCGTTGATTCGGAGATACGCTTCCTGTTTCTTGCTCTTGAATGGCATCTGTTCCAAATTTTTCAGTTAATATATCAGTTACTTGCTCATCATTATCTATGGTAATGTTGGCTGCCTTTAACTGCTTGGGAGACATATCGTTAATTCTGTTCAAAAACTTTCTACGTGTTAACGATTTACCATTGATAGTATATTTTGATTGTGCCGTTTCTCTTATATCAGTATCTGAAGTTTGCTCTACAAGTCCTATACCTGCTACGTTTGTTTGGAATCCTTGCTGAAAAGTATTTCCTTGTTCTATTTGTTGGTTAGTAGCCGTGCTTACAGAAGGTCTTACTTTTTTTGTTTCCGCTAACTCTGCAAGTTCTGTATTAATTTCTTTTATCTTGGATGCAAAGACTTGCTTTCTGTTTGGAGTAGACTCAAGCTCTTGCTTGGCAGCCAACAATTCCATTGTTCTGTTTAATACATCTCCATCTACCTTGCCTTGAGTAGTTTCTAATACGTTTAGTGCGTCTTGTCTGAGACCTAAATTAAGTTGTATTCTTTGGTTTGTTTCTTTACTTATCTGACCAAGACGTTCCATATTGTTTGCCCAATTAGAAACACGAGTTGGAGTTGGTTTGAATATCCCACCAACCTCTCTGTTAATACCGGCTATAGTAGTAAGGTCATTTGCTATGTTAGTGTTGTTTTGTGCTCGTACATCAAGAGCCATATTTAAAGCTGCGAAAGGTGCATTGTTACCAATACCACCTATGGCTTCTGCAAATATCTCTTTATAGTCTATTTCATCTCCTACATTTATTTGTGCTGCCAATTCCCCTGTTGCTTCTGCTATCGGGTCAAAAACTAAACGCTCTCCAACTTGCACACCTAATCGTCTTCCTCGACTTGCAGTTTTTCCTACCTTAAATACTCGACCTGCAAGACCGGATGAAAGCATATCTACCATAGCGATAGGTATACCTCTTTTTAATCCTCGTTCTCTTCCTTCTGCCCAAACATTTTCATCGCTCAAAGCAATAGCTACGTCATTAGAATTTAAGACATCATAACCATTGTTGGTCATTGCCTCCATAACCGCATTAGTATACTCTAACGCAAGTGACGTTGCAGCAAACCCTGTTCTCAAACCCCAAGCACCACCTGCAATTGCACCTCCACCTGTGGTTAATACTCCACCCGGACCTGTGACAAAACCGGTTGCTCCGATTCCCGCACCTGTAGCAATACCTGAACCTGTAGATATTCCAATAATTTTAGTACCATAAGGAAGCATTTGACTGATACTATTGGCTGCAAAACTAAGTGCCAACTCTGCAGGGTTATCACTAAACGCATCCCACGCTTCTCTAAAACCTCTTGCACTATGCCAACGAGACATAGCTCTACTTGTTTTACCTGTGTTAGATGCCTCCATAAAATCAACAATACGTTGAGCAATTTGTGCAGTAGATTCCTCATCGTCAACATCTTCTAAGCCAAGAGCTATCTTTAGTATTTCATTACCTGCTTTTCCTCTGTTAAGACCTTCAGTAATTTGTTGCTGCATTCCTGCATAGTTCTCTACTATTTCTCCACGTAGTTCTTCATCAAACTTTCCATCTAAAAAAGTTTGACCCACTTCATATTTATCAGCAGCTAATTGTTGAACATCCTTACTTGCCTGATATGAAGTAAGAATAGCATCTCTCATTTGTGCACCTTCCACATCATCAGGTATGTAGTTATATAATTCTTCTATACCTACACCAAACTCTGCAAAAGAATTTGCTTCTAATTCATTCTGTATATACTTTGCCGAAGCATTACTGAGCGAGGCTTCTTGACTAAGTTGTTGAAACTGTTTGTCAATAAACACATCAAAGTCTTCTCTTACTTCTTGAAGGTCATCGTCAGTATATATCTCTTGTAGTTCATCAACTATTTTTTGTTCTCTTTCAAGAATTTGTTCTAAATCTGCTCGTAAAAGACCGTTTTCGGTATAAAGATAACCGTACTTTTCTTGCTCTTCAGGTGTTAGATTTTTAAGTTCTTTTTTATCTCCGAAACCAAATTGTTGTCTACCTTCTTTTAACCTGTCTTCTATAAAAAATGAAACGTCTCGTGCTCTTTCATATTCATCAAATTGATTACGAACTTCTAAATAATCATAACCTCTTTCATCAAAGAAACGATTACCTTCTGCATCAATACTATTATAGTCTTTCCAAGACCCTGCTGCAAACTCATCTGCTTCTTCTGCAGTTCCAAAATTAAATACCTCTCCACGTTTTACGGCTTCTTCATAGGCTTCCATCCCATCTAACTCTGTCCAATACTCAGGATTGGTAGTTGATAAATTTGGATTGATAGGGAACAAGGTTGGGTAAACTACATTCTTCCCATCTATAACCGCAGACTGAAACATTACAGTTGATTCAGTTCCATCGGCATTTATTCTTGGAGTGTTTCGTAAATACTTAGCTTTCAAAGCAGCTTGTGCAAAGTTGCTTTCAGCTTCCTCTCTTGCTTCTTCAGGTTTTTTAGCGTATTTCTGTACAAACGCTTTGAGTTTTTGTGATTCTGTTTCTGCACCTTTGGTAGTAAAAGGGTCTAAGTCAATCTCTTCTTTAGCCACACTACCATCTGCTAACACAGTAGTAACTTCCATTGCATCTCCTAAACCTATTGGTCTAAAAACAAAACCGTATTGAGAATACATATCGTTGAAATAAGGAACTGCTTCTCCCTCTTCCATTTGTATAGCTTCAACATTAGTTTTGCTAAGAGCATCGTTAAACTCTTGAGTTTGAATTACTTCTTCACGACCTGTAGTTTCAGTTTCAATGTTAACTGCTCTTTCTGCTTCCTCTTGAGCTTGTATCTCTGTGAGTTCAGGCTCATCTTGTTGAACAAGTTGAGCAGTAAATTTAAAATCTGCAGCTTGTTGTGCACGAGCTAAATCAAGAGTGTTTTGGTCAGGATACATTCCTACCATCGTCATAGGGTCTACATAGTCTGCAGCTCTTGTGTCTCTTCCTATAACTTCATTTGGATTTGGAGTTTTGAGGGTGTTGAAATCAACCTCTTCAATCTCGACTGATTCCGATGAACCATCTTCCGAAGGTAAATCCCCACTTTGTTTTGGTTCGTCTTTTTTTTTTACTGCTCCTATATCTTCAAAGAACTGATTCACATTTACTTCCATTTTAAATGTGTCATCGAGACCACCTAAATAATTATATATTTGAGCAGCATATTGTTGGTCTTGCATATCCGAAGTGAATGTAGCAAAATCAACTTCTGCAGAAAAACTCTCGTCATTCTGACCTAAATAGTTGTAGAGTTCCTGTAAGTATTCCTCGTTCATTATTAGTTGTTTCTTCGTGGAACAGAACCGGATGATACGTTTCCGCCTTGTGCTCCTGTGTTAGGTTTTACTGTACCATAATTACTTACGTATTCTTCTTTTCCTTTTTCATCTAAAAGAAGAGCTTGACTTTTTACTGCTTGGTCTAACAGAGCTTTCTTGACTTTCTCAAATTGCTCAGGAGCTTTAGTAGCGTCATCAAGTTCTATGTCAAAAGTTTTACCATCAATAGTTACTCTTATACCTTTTCCACCTCCTGCATAGAAACCACGAGTGGTTACGTTATTTTTACTAAGACCCGGTATAGAAGTAATCATTTGATTTAATGCAGCTAATGCCTCATCTTCTTGAGCTTCTGTCATTGCTGCACCTGCATCTTTCAAGATAGTTGGACCACTAATTTTCTTACCTTCATTTGCGATAAAGGCTTCGTTAAATGGTAGTGTAGTTACTTGTCCTCCTTGAGAATCAAAGCTGACATTTAATGATGCAGGTCTTAATACTAAGTTTCCGTCTTCATCATATTTAAACTTACCACTACGTCTTACAACCTCATCAATGTCTGCAATCTTTTTGTCTTGTGGCAATGCAAAGTTGGCACCACGCTTAATGAAGTCAATCTCATTGGTGTCATCTAATCGAATAGTTTCTGTTGTACCATCATTCATTGTAAAGATAACAGAGTTTCCATCTTCGCTTGGTAAGATTGATTTGATATTAGGATTGTAAGCACGTATTGCATCTGCTGCAGTTTTCTTACCGTCTGCATCATCATAGAATAATCTACTAAATTCAGTTACAATGTTTTCTTGTGAGGTATCTCTGTCTGCTTTAGTGGTTCTTGCTTGTGGTTCATACGGTGTAAATCCTGCAGCCTTACGCTCTATTTTATCATCAATTTGTGAACGTATTGCTACCTTCAATGCTTCTTTTACTTCCGTTTCTTGTTTAGAAGTGAATACAGGTGTACCTGCAGGGTTCTCGGAACGGTCTAAAAAGATTAAATTACCATCCGCACCTTGATTATCAAAAGCCTCTTTGTCATACGTGAAGCTATATTTCTGTCCGTTTGGACCGTTAAGTTTATAGTCAGTAAGTACAGATGATACATCGTTTGGGTTTACCATCATTGACGAAACTTGGTCATCTTCCCAAGCTCTGTAATTAGCTGCAAACTGTTCTCCTTCAAGACCGTAATCTCCATCTTTTGCATCAATGGTACTTAATATACTATTCAAACTTCCTTGTTGAGCATACTTTACTACATCTCTTTTAAATTCTCCAAGTGAATCTGCTGCGTTTTCAGTTGAAGCAAGAACATCAAACCTATTATATTTTGCTTTTAACCTGTTTTTCATTTCAGGAACTGTTACAAAATCATTAGGGTCTGAACTTAATCGTTTTACACCATCTTTTCCTGCAACTTTTTTTCCTATACTAATAACTCCGTTAGTTGGATTGATATACCCACCCACGTCTCTTAAATTGCCAAGACCTTCAGCTTGTTCCATTTCCCAAACCTCACGGAAAGAAGACTCATCTCCTTCCCATCTCTTCATTTTTTCACTATATTCAGCTTGGTATTCTTTTGCAAGGTCGAACATTTGAGTTGTTCCATCTGTGGAGTTTGCTCTGTTACGTGCATAATCTCTCAAACTTAATGTACCGTTTTTTAACATACGGTCTTGCATTAGTCTGTACTCTTGCATTCCGTTTGCATATTCTGCAGCAAACGTATTACCTGCATCGTAATCCCCTGTAGGTGCATTAGATAGGTCTAAACCAAACTGCCTTGAAGCCTCATTAATTTCTGCCTTCTTTGCTTCACGAGCAGCAGCTTCATTCTTGAGCATATCGGACATATTCTTTCCAACTTCTGCCCAATTTATTTGGTCGTCTACACTCCGTTCGACATATTTATAATACGTACTCATATGTTATCGGTTCATCATTTGTTGAAATAACATAAACTGTCTCATCATTTCAGGGTCCATTTGACTTGCTCCTGCCATTCCTGAACCATACTGTAATCCAAATGGGTTTCCTATCTCTTTAGGTTTTGCTGCATCAAAAGCAGTTTGAAACTGTTCGCTTCCAAAAATGAGTTGTGATTGAGTAGGGTCTAAACTTTTTTGAAACTGTCTGAAATCTCCTCTACTCATATCTGCAAAATTAACATCAGCAATGTTTTGGTCTCCTACTTTAAAATCTGCAAATTGTTCTCCTGAAAAGTCCATATTACTTAGAGCTTCTTTTTGAGCACCTGCTCCACCACTAAATAATGGAACTGCTAATTGTATTCCTTGCATCGCTGCGGAAGTTGCAGATTGAAACCCTTGTTGTTGAGCGGCAGCACGAGCTCGTTGTGCATCGGCTGCTGCCTGTTGTGCTCCGGCAAGTTCGCCTAAATCTAATTGAACACCCATATCTCTAAGACGAGAATCTTCTTTTGCAGTTAGTTGCTCCAACTTATTCAACTCTTGTTCTTGTGAAGCACGAACCGCTCTTTGTCCTTCAGCACCTGCTTGTGCTACTCTTCCGGCAGTTGCTGCAGCACCTCTTGCATCTCCTTCAATACCTGCTTGGGTAAGACCTGCGGTTTGTTGTAAAACCTTATCTCTCTGCATATCATATATCTCCTTGTTTATATCAAGGTCTTCCATATAATTTACATCGAGTTTAGCACGAGCATCTTTCATCATTTGAGCAGCTTTACGCTCGGCTTCTTCTTGTTTACGTTTTTGAACACCGGCTTGACCAAATGACATTGCAGCACTACCTGCAGAGACTGCTAAACTTCCAATTGCTAATGCCGTTGTAGTTGCTATTGCCATATTAATTAATCGTTTTAATTAGTTCTGTAGTGTAAGCGTCTCCTTTTGTAAAGCCAAGACTTTCATATACACCAATCAATGCTTTATGTTTTATAAGAGCATAAACATATTTATGTCCTGTTCTTTTTGCTAAACTTTCTAAACTACTTATAAGCCATTTAATAGAGTTAGCACGTTCAGGTTTTTTTCTATAGTTTTTATTGGATACTATCCAATCTACCCAAGCCACACTTGAGTTGGATGTATAGATAAAACCCGCACAAACCGGAGTGTCGCCATCCATAATCATTAAACCACCGGTGCCTTCTTGCGGAAGGAAATCTTTCTGTGGAGGTTCCCATCCCCAATCTATCCACCATTGCTTTAGAATGGTTTCATAATCTCCGTCTATTAACGGTCTTATACTTAATTCCATTTAACTACAAAGATAGTAATTTTTAGGGGAATGATTTCATTACTTCTGATTCTACCGCAAATAACTCTGATGGCTCAATAGCTTTAGTTGAAGAAAGAGTTAATTTAAACTCACAATAGTGACCTAATAAACCGTGTGATTCCGCTATAGGATTCTTAATATACAGATAGTAAGCATCTTGCAAAGGTATCGGAACTACTGCTCCCGGTACTGTAGCGTTTACAATTAATCTATTTAATCCTAATACTTTATTTACATTAATATCAGTAACTACACCTGCGAATTGAGGGGTATCATAGGGTGGAACAGAAAAATATAAATTATCTCCTACACTTATTATACTTCCAATGTTAATTGCTAAATCAAAATCTATTACAGGGTTAGTTGGAATACCTGTAACGGCAATACTTCTACCTATACCATTTAAAGAGCGTAACTCCCACTCGGTTTCAACGGTGTTAGCACCTGTTGGTCCATCAGTTCTAACAAACGCAAACCAAGCTGCTTCCTTTTTTTCAAACCAATCATCATCAATAAACCCTGTGGTTTGTATATCAGTAGTTAACTCTGCTGACCACGAATCATCTCCTTCTAAATTTAAAGTTTTAAAAATTTTATTCTCCAACGGTTGGTCATTGAATACACTTGTTATAGTAGAGGGATAAGTAGTTCCATAAAAAGTGTTATAGTTATTGTTGGTATTATGCTTATATAAGTTTCCGTTTTTGAACGTATAAAAAAACTGATTCATCCCAATCATATAATCAGGAAAAAAAGAATAAAACGAAGGAAACCCTTGTGATGTTTCGCTATATGTTAATGTATAATTTTGACTCATATCTTAAATTTTTTGTGTCTTTAAAGACACTTTTAGCACGTAGTAACACTTGTAATTACCCCATTTACATCTACTACAATTTCTTTTCTTACACCTGATACTTCAATAATATAAGTACCTGATAAAACTTTATTAACCCCATTAGCATCACTTACGTAAAACTCATTTATTTGAGGGTCTCCTGCGACACCACCTCTATTTGGAATGTTATAGTAAGTGTTAGGTAAATTCTCTGTTAAACAAGGACCGGGTGCAAGACCTGATGTTGGAACACCTGTCAATGGCACAGGACAATTTATTTCTATATCCCATCCTGTTTGATTACAAGGACCGAATATCTGAATCAAAGCATCTTCAGGTGTCTGAAGAGTTTTTGGGAAATATATAGTTGCCCATCCCGGATTTCCATTTGTTAATTGAACATCTGTTCCTGCTCCTGTAACCACACCTGTTGTGCCTACAGTATCAAAAGATGCACCATTCCAATTAAATTCATTAAGGTTCTGATACCCACCTGCGTTTAGTGTAGCTGCAATACCACAATCATTACCGGTGTTACCAATGTATGTATAATTCGAAGCAGTTTGAGATGCTGCATATCCAAAGTTAGTTGTGGTCAGCTCATTATAATAAGTATTATTGTATAATATCCTTATACCATCAGGGATAGATGTTACCTGAAAATATATAATTACAGGACCTGTAGAGTTACCTGCACTAAAGTTTACATCATAGATACCTTGTCCACCACCTGCGGATATACCTTGTCCACAAGGGAACGTACAACTCGGACACGTTTGAACTGCAGTTAATAATCCATTAACTTGCTCTCTAACCACTGTACCTTGAGAATAAAATCCGTCAGGTGCAGGATTAGACAATGCGTTATCTGTAAACACTGCGGTTGCTAATGCAAGTGTTGTTGAATCAATAAAATAATTTCCAAATGCTGCCATATATTAAATTTTAAACCGGTGGTTGACTATTAGGTTGACGACAATTATTACAACTTCCATAATACTCTTGAACCTGCAACGTATCATCACACCCATTACAACTTTGTATTTGTTGTGTTGCTCCATTAAGAGCAACAATTTCTTTCGCACAGACAGTAACTTGACCAAATTGACCAAAAGTATAGGTTTGATTATTTCCGTCACAATCTTTCCACTCTACAGTTATAGGACTTGAGGTTTGGTTTCGTAATCTATACATTTTACACAAGTCTACTGTACCAAAAAATGCACTACAACATTCATCTGAAAGTTCAGCACCCACTCCGTTTGGCAAAGATGTGAATTGTTTAGCACATACTTTGAATGTTCCAATCGGTCCTATTGTATCAGTTACTTCAGTATTTGTGCCACAGTCAATATAACTAAAGGATTGTGGACTACCTGTGCTGTTGCTAATTGTATAAGTATTACATACATCATTAACTGTTATCTCTTTATTCCAAAATGTAAGGTCCTTAGTTGTCGGTGTACTTGCATCAACAAAGCCTGTTACTTCAAATGCTTCTTCTCCACTCCAAACTACGTCTCTGTATTGGATAAATTCCGCAACTCGCCACTCGTTCCATCCGGCATCCGGTTGTCCTGTTTGACATTGTGAGTCCATAATTTCTGTTGTGCTCAATCCGGGAGCTAAAGAAGTACCTGCGTTGATTCGAGTTACTTCAAGTTTATATTGACAAGCGTTTCCGTCAGCTTTGCTGAATCCTTTACAGTTACAGTTTATTGTTTGGATTCTTACCGAACCATTAATACCTGTAATTTGAGATATACATCCTTTACTTCTGTCATAGAAACCTTGAGCACTAATAGGAAGTGTAACTAAATTACCTAAATTACAATCTCTTGCGTACACGGCTCCATAAGGGTAAGTGTTTTGGATTCGTGTAACCATTATTTCTTTACATACTGCTGCAGTATTTGTACCTGTATCATACCCATATCCACAACAAGGTTGTGTCATTGTAACCTGCATTAATGGTGGGAAAGCTGAGTTAAAAGATTGAGCACAAATAGTTTGTGGGGTAGTAGTAACTGTTATAGCTTCAGTGTCTCCGTTACATCCTATATAAGAAAGCAAGTCACTACCGCTTGTCATTCTTACACTATAAGTAGCACAACCGCTTTCACAGTTATTAGGTTGGAAATCTGTAACATAAGATAAATCTGTTGGGTTAGTTACAGTAGTTCCACCTACATTATATTTGTAATCTCCAACCCACACTTGGTCTCCTGTTTGATATTTTCCTAATGAATTATCAAAACGGATATTAAATATACTTGATGGGAATGCGGTAGGGTCAGGAGTTTGATTACCAAGATTACATAAACTTGCTTGTCTTATTTCCGTTATGCCCGTGTTACAATCTCCCCTTCCATAAAGGTCTATTGTAAAAGACGCAGAAGTAGATGGATTCACGGTTCTCATACAAATTATTGCTTCAGTTCCGGCAGCTCTACTCATTCCACCATTATTTCCGTTACAATCAACGTATGAAAAAGTTCCTGAAGTAAGCCACTTTACTAAATACTGAGCACACGCATCTGATGCAGACACTCCTGTCAACTTAGTAAATGTACCTGCAGGTGGTGGAAACTGCAATGGAAGTGGAGGATTAGACATTGGAGGTTCTGTTTGAGTTATCTCATACATCAAACCACCTATATCTATAAAGTCATTAATTGCTAATTGGTTTTGTGTATCATATACATAATACGAATCAACCACAGGGTTAAGTGTATAGTTGTTGGGAGCTATACCGCCTCCATAGAAAGTTGCAGTATTCACGATTTCTGCCCTATACGTAGGAACAATTGAACAAGAACACCCAACTACATCTGCAGAAAATACTGATGTATTCAAACTTGGAACCCATCCACCTTGTCCACCTGCCATACAGACTGTAAGTGAATCGCCCGGTGCAATACTACCTGTGTTTTGTGTCACACCATTACAGTCTACATAGTTTTGTGATGAAGTAGTTGAACCTGATATGTTAGTTATTTCCATCTCAACACATACACCATCACAATCTGATACTGCAGCTATAGAATCTATAGTAACAGGAGTGGTGTTTTGGTCTTTCATTTGAGCTATAACATTATAAGCACAACCCCCTACATTAACTACGTCTCCTGTAGTTATATTCAAGTTGTTTGTAGCTCCTTCTCCATAAATTGTATCCGGAGAGCCGGTTGCATTACCTGTGTTTGGTGGTCTACAAATACGTAATAACCACGTGTTGTCACAGTCGCATTCCTCCACTCTTATACTTGGACTTCCTGAATAATTAATTATTTCCCTTGCACAAATAAATAGAGGATTACTACCTGTGTTGGTATAATTGAAAGTTATTATCAATGAACTATTTGAGCAATCTCTAAATGTAACACTTTGAGTTCCTCCTGATTGTTCGAACACTCTATATACTCTACAGTAATCAGCACAGTCTCCTGTCTTGTCTACAGAAGAAACTGTACCTGTAACAGGGGTTAATTCAGGAGCATAGTCAATTGCGGTATAGCTACATTCATACGTACCATCATTAGCGATAACTATATCTCCTATGTCAATAGCAAATGTAGGGTCATCCACAACTAAGTTTTGAGTTGGAACAGGATTAGAAGTTGTACCCCCCTCACAAAGGCGAAGTTGTTTTTTAGACAAACATCCACAATTATAAAGAGAAGCATCTATGTTATTTGTGTCTCCTGATATAGAAACAACGGATTTCAAACACATATAGTTATTTTGCGGTTGTCCGCTAACAAGAGTATTTGTTTGTGTGTTACCGTCACAATCTATGTATTCTATTGTTACAGGTTGAGCACCTTGAGCGAGAGTAACTACGTAAGTTACACAGTTGTCTGTACAATCAGTTATACTCAATTTGTTTTTAAATGTTTCAGTTGGATTGCTTTCAGAACTTCCAATAACCTGCCAAGCACAATCTGCATTGTTTGGTTGAGGTGGTTGAGGGTTAAAGTTTTGTATTGAAACAAAATCTCCTACAGAAAGCAAACCGCTTGGAGCTTCTATTATCGCAGTTATCCCACCTGAAGGGAATAATACAGAGTCTAAACAAAGTTGAATTAACCATTTCTCGTTTGGAACAATTGTACAAGTACAATCAGTTAAAGCCACCGTAATGTCAGGTACATTAGTTATATCTTTAGCACAGATGGTTTGAGGGATTCCTACTTCAACACCAATGGTTTGTGAATTGTTATCGCAATCAAGATAATTAACTGAAATTATACCTGTGCCTACATTTGTTAAAGTGTAAGTTTGACAAACTTCAGTACAATCGTTTATGTTTAGTAAAGCCACTGCATCAGGACCTGTAACTCCATCAGTAGTTAGTTCAATTACTTCCCAAGCACAATTAGGGTCAGCATCAATAGATATAAAGTCTCCTACACTTGCGTTTAGAGTGTTAGTTAAAACCTCTTGCTCAACAACTCCATCTAATCTACACTGCTGAACTCTTATATTTAAACACGTACAACTAACAAGATTTATATCTAACCAATCAATGTTAGGGTCTGTTACCATTTCAGTTAAACAAATAGTAAGAGTGCCAAATGGGTCTATAGATGCACCTTGAGTTACACCATTACAGTCTTTGTATTCTACCGCTCTCACACTGTTAGTGGTATTCTCTAATGTATAAGTCTGACAAACATCACTACAATCTGTGATACTTAATGAGCCTTGTATTGTTGCATTTGGAGAATCAAAAGTTACATTAACCACTTCATAAGGACAATCAGGGTCACTTGCTATGACAACAAAATCTCCTACAACTATAGCACCTGTGTCGTTCGGAGCAATAACTTCTGTAATTACACCATCTTGTCTACATTTTCTTAAAACTAAGTTTTGGTCTAAATTACAACCACAAGATTTATGTCTAATCACAACTCCTGCAGGTTGTCCTCCTGTCCATTCACTTATACATCTATCTATAGTTGTACCCGGAGATATGTTTTCAGTTTGAGAAACTCCGTTACAATCTTTATAGTTTAATGTCCACGTGAATGCCGTTACATTATCTATCTCATAGGTGTTACAAGCGTCATTACAATTAAATGAAGCACTAAACGAAGAGTATGTAGCGGTTGCAGGACCACTTGAAGTAGCTTGTATTTCATAGGCACAACCATTAATAAATACGTGGTATCCTATTGCTAATTGATTAGTTGGGTCTGCCACCACCACAAGAGGGTCAACATTTAGAGGAACATCTGTGACTGCACTTATCTCACAAAGTTGAGCATCATAAAAGTTTTGGTTACATAGACAGTTGTCTAAAGTTATGTCAAGTTCCGTAGAAGGAGTTCCAATAATATCCTTCATACATAACACTACTGTTTGACCGATACCAATAGTAACTTGGTCTCCTTCGTCATCACAATTTATGAAATCAAGAACGTGAGATTGGTCAGGACTATTGTTAAATACCGAGTATTGTTGACATACATCTGTACAAGATGTAATGTTTAATAGTTGATTTATACTTGCACTTGGTTGTTGACCTGTAGTGCCAAACACTTCATATACACAATCTGCCGGAGAAGTAAGGGTTACAAACGAGCCTGTCTGTACACCCGGTATTCCTGAAACAACTTCATTTACTACGACACCATCTAATCTACATTGTCTTACGTCAAAATTATTAGGTGGCTCAGGAGTTTGACATTCACAGTTCTGTAGACTTATAGAGTAATCTATGCCCGGACCGGGAGTGATGTTAAATACTTTTGCACACACCGTTTCAGATTGTAAAGGTTGTAATGCAAATGAAACATCATCGTCATCACAGTCTACATATGTAGCACCTAATGTACTTGTTGTGCTATTGTTTGTAATTATATACTGCTGACAAACTTCATCACAATCCGTTATGTCATTTCTTACTGACGTTACCGCAGCATTTACACTTTCTATAGTTGTGGTAATAACTTCAAACACGCAATCTGAATCAGCTTGGTCAATAGTTACAAACACTCCGGGAACTAAACCGGCAGTTTGAGGTATTACATATTGATTGCTAACCGCAGGGAAATCTTGACGACATTGTCTTACAATTAAATTCTCTTCAGTACACTCGCAGCACACTGAGAATATACTTGTACCTGCACACAATTGAACTTCTGTAGCTCTACGATAATTGTATATCAAATACAAATACTCGTCATTAGTTGACGGCATAGTAAATTGTGCTTCAAATTGATTTGGTCCTCCTGTAATCGGAGTGGCATTGTTTGAAGCAGCAAGTAATGCAGCCATATCGTTCGGAGTGTTAGCAAAGAACGTGTTGGTTCTTAAATACCTAAGCTCATCAACTGCAGGGTCAAATACATAGTCATCAATAGGTGGTATTCTGTTGGATATTATACTAATCGTGGCACCATCAGCCGGAATGAATCCTCCACCTTGTGGTCCTGTAACTTGTGAGTATTGAGAAATAAGTGGGTTACTTATACCTGACACTAATTCTACTTGCTCAGATTGTAATGGAGAGTTAAATGCTCCATCTGCCCATCTATATTCATTATGAATAAACTCTCCGGCATCTGCATCAAGAGAGTAACAAACTTGAATTATAGTTATTTCTTGAGCAAACGGACACTCGACTGTAATTTCTAATTGCGTAGAACCGGTAGAGGTAACTTGTATTTCTACTTCATCAACTGCAATATCATCTTTAACTACAGTAAGACTTCCTGAAACTCCTGTTGGACCTGAAGTTACTGTGGTTCCGTCATACGTAGCGGATATGTCAAAGGTATCTTGATTGGCACCAATAACATTATATGTAACTATTGAGTCTCCAACCAATGCACCTACATTTACACAGAAGTTTACATCTTGTGTACTTGTTGCTATAACAGTTCTTGATATACCACAATCAATACATTCAACAATTTCAGGTACAAACTCAGTGTTTGAGCTTAATACATATTCATTCATATATGGGTCAAACCCACCTAATTTTTGTGTATTAAAAGATGAAGAAAATAAATCCCTAAACCAACTACGCATACCTGCTTCAGATATTACGGTCAATTGTTCGTTTTGTGCAGATGAACCTTTGAGCTGAATAACCGCTCCTCTTTTGGCATCTGTAAAGAACTTGTTAGCTCCCCACTTAGCATAACTTTCAGGATGAAAGCTAATACCATACTCTTCTATACGAGCTATCTGAGTACCCAATACTTCAGGTACAGAAGATACACTTCCGCCTCCTGTTGAATCTGATAATAAATTTTTTCCGGTTAAAACATAAGATATTTTATCTTCCTGTAAAACCAATATATCTGTTTCCCTTCCATCAATAAGGTAGATAGGACCATAGGTTTCTTCTAATGATTTGAAGTTTAACAAACCTAAGTTAAACTCATTAAGTTTGTTGACGTTTGATTCGTCATTAAATACACCGCTATATGTAATATCTGAAAACCTTCTAATTTCCTGATAGTCTTGAGCAGATGTAGATGTAACTCTGTTTCCTAAAGCTACTTCATTTTTAGCGATAGCATCTCTAATAACATAGCTTTCAACTCCATTACCAAAAGAGTAGCAGTTAAAGAATGCGGTGTCTATAATTGCAGGGTCTGTTGTAGTTTGATTTTGTACGTTACCAAGATGCGTTCCTTCAGCTTGAGTGGCACTTGTAATTACTGTGGTTGGTTGAGATGCCGGAGTAGATGGGTTTATAGAAGCAGAGCCACACTCTCCAACTACCTCTTGATTTGTTCCCGGTTGTAAAATTACAGATGCAGGAAGTCCTGCTAAATCTGTATAATCAAACTGTATAGGACCTGTTTCTGCTCCTGATGCGTTGAATGTAAATACACAACTATTTGCTTGAGCAATTTCATAAGATTTTGAGCTTTCAAACCAAACATCAGGTTGAGCGTCTTGAGGTTCTGTTTCAAAAGCAATAAAAGAAGTGCTTCTTAAAACCTCTATTCTTACTTTTAACCTTGCGTTTTTATTACTACCTGAATAACCTTTAGAGCTTTTTACTGTAAAAGTATTCTGCGGTTGTCCTGAAGCTGCCGGAGTTTCAAACACACAAGAAATACGACCTGTCTCACAACTCAATAAACCTCCGTCAAGTACAGGGTTGTAGTTTGGTCCGGAAACACCTGTTCCTTCATCACTTCCTTGTTGTTGTAAAGCCAATGCTACATTGTCTCCATTAAACCAATCGACAAAATTTGGATAATCTTGAGAAGCAGTAAAGTCTGCATCAACAAACCATATTTTTTTACTTACTCCACCAAATAATTTATCTGTATTACCTCTTCTATAGTTGTCAATTACTATTCTAATTCTACTACCTGCCGGTATAGTGTAATCAATATAAGTACCCGGAGTGGAAGGGTCTTCTATTTGTACAGGATAGTGAACAATTCTACAACCACTTCCTTTACTACTTTTTTCTCCAAAGTTTACTGTAGGTAATTCAGGTACTGTAGTAGAAAACTCATTAGCTCTTAACTTCATATACACTCCTGCCGGTATAGGAATAATTGCACCACTTGGGTCAAGAGGTGGAGCTCCATCATCTTCATTTCCTAAAAAGTCTGCAGGTTGGGATTTCTTTTCTAACACTGTTGCATTAGCACATCTACGTAAAGGTCCATTTGTGTCTGCTTTTACTGTAAGTATATCTCCCTCTTCTACTTTACGAGAGTTCTGACCTTCTAATAAAAAGTAATCTGCTGAAGTTGTAGGGTCTCTAAAAAAGAAAGAAGAATAAACATTAAAGTAATTTTCTTTGTTTGCTTTTATACAGAATTTATATCTACGTGCCCACTCAGGAGCCTGTTGTGTTGGAGGTATAGTTACTCTAATTGAATTTGCTAATTCTGAATCAGAGCACGGAACGTGAATGGTGTTAGTATCGCTAACCAATGCAGTTGTGGCACGATTAAACTCATCCATATAAATTATACCTATCTCGTAACTTCTGTTACTATGTAAACTTTTTGGGTCTCCTAATTCTTGGAATGTACCTTGTGAACTTATTATGCTATAGTATTCATATACAGTTTGTGTTATAGCTGCTCCGGTAGGGTCGTCTACAAAACTCATTGCAGGTAGCTGAAACCCTATGTCGTCTGAACCCGGACTTGAAATAATTCTAATTGGTTCTCCAACCGCATCTATACCGCTTTCATATTTTTCTAAAGTGTCTAAGGTTTGAGGAATAATACAGTTAAATAAATCTGTAAACGTACTTCCATCACAAGCGGTTGCTACAGGCTCAATGTTAGTTATGGTTCCAATCTTTTCAATAAAGTCTACACTGTTTGCGAGTTCAAAAGCACTTGCAAAATCTTGAGGTAAAACATATTGAAAGTTTATCTCGGACTGTCCTGTTGTTTGTTGCGGAAAAGGTGCTTGACCTGTAAAAGCAAAGTGCTCAAAAACTATTGTAAAGTCTATAGCAGCACCTGCTTTTAAATCAAGTAAGCCTATATCTTTGAATGTAATTATTGCATTGTCTGCAGTTTGGTTACCATTTATTAAATAGTTACCTGTGGTTAGTTCATCTTCTAATTCAGACAACCCAACATCATTAGATATTTTTTCTACCGTATAATCTAAGTTGAGAGGAAAGCCTGATTTTGATACTAAATTATATTGTTCTAAATAATCTCCATACATTAACCTATTGCCCATAATAGTTTGAGCTTGTGCTAAACGTGGAACATTGTCATACAATCTTAAAATCTCACTATCAGGTAAAACTGTAAATACTTTACTATTACTGAAAGTATAGGTGTAGTTGGTGTTATTGATTAACCCTAATACACTTTTATCTAACTTTTCAATTACACGTATTAATCCGGTAGCATTATCCTTCCACAATAAATCTATACCTACAACTAAGTCATCTCCTGAATTATATTCTATGGTAGCTTGATTAGCAAGGTTCAACATTCCTTCATTTAATCCTGTTGCAAAACTATAATCAAATGCACCCGGCAGAAACGCAGGATTTGAGAACTGTGAAGTTGCAGAGTATTCTCCATCTGCATATTTATATCTGTAAGCAAAGCAAACAAACCTATCTTCTAAAAAATTGTTTTGAGAAGAAGTGGGTTGAGCTACTACATTAGGAGAATTTAATGGTGGTTTTTTAATAACAAGAATAGAGTTAGGTGTAAAGCCATCTACTAATGCTACAGGGTTGGGATAGTTTTTAGTTACGTTTATTACACGAGGAGGATTCAAATCATCAGTAAAAAACAATAGTGTGTTATCTACAAGATTTACTCCTGTGATTAAATAAGTGTCGTTAAAATTTAAAGTTGTATTGATACCACCTCCATCATCCACGCTTATAACGTGATATGTCAATACATTTGTTTGTACATTTAAAGAAACTATTAAATCAATTTTGTTTGTAGGACTCGATTGAAAATCAGGGTCGTGAACAAACCAATACAAAGTTTCATTTGCACCGTCTTCATAAGCACCAATACATTTGGCTTGACCTGTTTGACCAACTACATTTCCGTTGTATTCAAGAGAGGTAAGTTTAGAGTTACCTTTACTGTTTTCTACAGAACCTATTTCAGAGTCTTCTGTAGAACCTAAACGTACATTTAATGCGTCAACGTATTGACCATTAGGCAAAAGTCTCTCATCGAGACTTTTATTCATTACACCTTTTATAAAATTTCTTTGTACGTTAGCCATATTACTTTAGCCATTTATCCCGACCTCTTAAATTCATTAAGAGTCTACCCGGATGTATGTTACTCATTCTAATTTTTGCGTTTCTTAAAAGTGCAGCTCGTCTCTTTTTTGCTCTTGCAATGACGTATTCTTGCACTCCTAACTTAGAGTTAAGTATGGCATATTCTATATAAGCATATATGTAATCCTCAAATAATTTATTTACACTGATTTCTGTATTGTCTCCATTTTCCATTCCATCAGATACATATTCGAGAATAACACTTTGATTAGCCATATCAGAACTAAAGTTTATTACTCCGCCTTTCTTGTCAATCTTGAATGTAGGGTTTGCGTTTGCCGTCTCAGTGTTCAAACCAAAACGTGAACCTATCTCATAATCAAAATACCACATACCATCACAACAATACCCTTCATATCCGTGAAACGGATTGTTAGCGTTTAGGTATATGGATTTTTTGCTACCCATTATTCTATCAATATCTATGTTTGAATACTGAGGACTTAATGCGTTTCCGTCTTGGTCAAACAAAATTCTACAGTCATTATCTTGTAGATAAGCACTGCTCCAATTTGTTTGTATGTTTTCAGTCAAAGGATAGAGCAAACCATTTTTATATACAGATATTCTAACCCAATTAACAAAGTCAGATGGAAGCACATATCTTAATGTGTTACATACAGTAAGTTCTAAAATTTTTATTTCTTTAAACGCATCATAATTTAGTTCTTGTATTCCTCGTTTTGCGTGAAATAAAACCTTATATCTTTCCTCGTTGTTAATTAAAGAATGATTACCTGCATACATCAACATAAAGTTGTTAACTATATCGTACAACGAAACATATTGATAAGAACCCCAATTTTCGTTTTCGGGTGCATTCCCACCATTTTCGTAATACTGATATTGTGATATATAAGGCATAGTTTATTATTTTTCGTCTTGGTCTTCTTTTTGTTCTAATCCCTGAGCAAACTGCACCGCAGATACTTCTCTTATTGACATACCTGCGTACTGCAATATCTTCAATACCAATGTAGGTTCATCAGATATAGTTAACTCAAAATCTTGAAAGTCCGGTTGCGATTGGTCAAACGTAGGCTCTCCACCTGTAAGGTTAACATATGTCCACTTGGGGTCATTTGGATACCTTATGTATTGACACAGAACTGCACCGATAGTATTTATACTTGCAGGAAATAAAGTTAAATTAGGTTCTTGCTGAGTGTATGCCGGAAACATTGTAGATGGAGCAGTTAACAAAGAATTGTTAAGCATTGTAATTTTACTTTGCGTTACTTTTTCCGCTTCGTTAACAACACTATCATCATATATTACATAGCCTTCAGGAAAGTTGGCAAATATATTTGCAGCGTTTCCTAACTCATCTACCAATATAAGTGTACTTATAGTAACATTAGAAACAAAAGCAGTTTGATTAGTTGTGGTGTTACCCACTATATCTCCAACCTGTACTCCTGCTGCCACAAAGTTGGCATTGTTATCTACTAAAGCTCCTAATTGTGTTGCGGTATTTACACCTGAAGTTAGCAGTCGAGTGTAAACTAATACTTTATTTAAAAGATAATAGTTATCATTTGTAGTGACTAAACTTGGTGTAAAAAATTTGTTATTTACATTATGCAATAGAAACTTGGTTTCTGAAAAAATGTTTATCACTTCTTCATAACCTTTAGTAATATCAGCATATCCTGTACCTGATGCTCTTTGGTTTTCTTTATTAAGCTGATAGTTATACTGATAAAAATAATCCTCAAATATATCTAACTGTGCTTGTTTGGCAAACAAATTAAAATCAGAGGGAGAAATGTATCCGTAATTATTTTTATTAAGTATAGACAATACTGTGTTTCTAACCGAATTTATCATCTGTAAATACTTTGTTACAAAGATACACAAAAAAAAAGAGGGGTCGTTAAACCCCCCTTCTTGACAATAGACTAATTCACTACAATTGTTTCTCTAAAAAAACTAATGTGTCAACACCGTCATCGGATTGAAACCAATCTGCTAAATACTCAATGGAGTCAGCACCAAACGGAATTGTAGTTAATTTCTTTTTATTTCCTTCCAAGTTAAAATATACATCACGCTTTTTGTTTCTGTATGAAAGAAGTTTTGCGTCAAAAAACTGTTGTACAGTAGAATGTAATTTTAGTTTTGGGTCAGAAATTAAATTTAAAAACGCTTCAGGATTTTTCTTTGCAAGAACCAAGATGTCTCTACGTAGTTCAGATGTAGTCATTGTACTAACATCTTTAGTAAACACAACTCTTCCTATGTTTTCAAGTTGTTCTATACTTAGAGATTTAGCTTCTACCAATGCGTCTACTTCGGCAGTAAGTTGGTCAACCTCTTCCTGTGCGTCTTTACCATAATCTACCTCTACAAACTTTCTACCATTCAAAGGATGGTAATGTAAAAATTCTTGTAATACGGGATTATTTTTTGGAACACGTAACATTCCATCCTCAAAGATAACAGGGGTAACTACAACATTACCGTCTTGTTCATCTTCAAAACAACTCTTTTGGTTTATGGAATATCTTATTGCACGGTTAATTCCTTTTTCCTCATCAAAGTATAACAAGGCTGCGTTTCGTGAGCTTCGTGAAGGAATAATACACGATAAAGGTGCTCGGTCTCTTGTGAGTTTGTAAACTCTATCTTTTAATTCAAATTTCATTTTTAATCGATTTAATTTTAAACAATAAAAAAGGTAGGAGTGTCTTTGAAGACACTCCCCCTTTTAAAACATATTAGTCTTCGAACAGTACGAAGTTGTTTGCACCCATTGTACAAACACATCTTTCTGATAGGAAGTGTACTTCCATAGCATCTAAGCTACTTGTAGCTGCACCACCTGCAGAACCTGTAATCCAAGTCTTATAACGTCTATCTTCAGTTTCTGAAGCTCTATATCTTACGTGTAGATAAGGTCTCTTAGCATTTTTACCAAGAACTTGGTCATACACAGATGTAGAACCTGCAGGAACAAGAAGACCGTTGATTGCACCTGAACCACCAACACCGGGTGCTCCAACTGCTAAACCACCTCTCATTGTTGGGTCGTTTAGATATTTCCAATCAGTCTTATAGAAGTCATATCCTCTACGGAATCCTGAGAATCCTAAGTTAAGTGCCATTTCTTCGTCATTGTCAAACAATCCGTAAGAAGTACCACCTGCACCATAAGAGTTTTGAGCAGCCAACATATCGTCAATTGCAAAACCAAAATCTCTATCCAAGAAGATAACATTTTCTTCAATCGCACCTTGAGCGTCAAGCCTTCCGATAATAGTATCGAAATCTGCTAATGCATCAGGCACACCACCTGTCCAAAGATTTCCTCTTTGTCCAACTGTGTAGAAGATACCTTCTGAACCTTTGTTACCAAAGTTAGGGTTAGTCGCTGCAGTAGCTGCACCTGAACCTGCTTCAGCAGGAACTGCTTCTACCATTGCAGTTTCAAGATAGTCATCGAAACGTAGTCTTGTTTCGTGCTCAGACTTCATATACCATAGGTATCCTGTTGCTCCGTTTTCAGTTGTAACTTCAATCCAACCAATCTGTGCCATATCAGAACCTGATACTGCATACTTATCTTTGATAATGATTGGAGAGTTTTCGAAAATGAAGTCATCAGACTCAAGTGAACCATCCATTCCAACAGTTCCTTTTTTAAATTCAGAACCATAGATAAAGATAGTTACATCTGAGTTACCTGCACCTGTACCTGCAGTCACAAGACCACCTGCTTCATAAAAAGCAACAGTCGCAGTGATTGGAGAAACAGTTAGGTCAACATCAGTTACGATTCCTTTGTTCTCGCCTGAACCGTCATTTTGGTGTACAACAACAGTTTGTCCTTCTCTAAGTGCGATACCGCCTTGTGCTGAGAATGGATTCTGTCCTGTAGTTACCGTGTTTGCCGGAGCAGCCGGGTCATTAATTTGGAATACTGCTTCTGCTGCACCTTGTGCTGCAGCCGAACCAACCTCTGTATACTTCACGTGAAGCCTACCTTGCTCTGCCCATTTTACTAAATCTGAATTAGAAGGAAGCTCTGCTCCTACTAATCTCAAGAACGAACTAATCGTTCTGTTTCCATATCTTTCAAATTCTTTTTCATATGTATCAGGAAGATACTGATTCAAGAAGTCGAAATTTTGGATGTAGTTTGTGCTCAAAGGCACCTGTTGTGCCGATGGCTGAAGGTCAAAACCGGGACCTGTAAAATTACCTGCCATAATTTCTAATTTTTAAATTTTTAAACTTTACTATTTTCTACTTTTAATCTTTAAGCCTCTTCCACTCGGTGTGGAAATAGACCTAATTTGCAAACCATCCTTACGGCTTGACAACTGCGGTGCTTTACGTTCTGTCATATCGACATTTTTCATTTTACGTGTTACACTTTCCGTTGCATCAGCTTTGCCTTGCTCATAAAAGAACGAAGCAAATTTGTCCGGATTCATTGCTACGGCTAACGCTTTGTGGTATCCACTGATATTATTTATAAGTCCTGATTTTTCGTCTACATATTTCTTTATAAAAGAATTAGTATCCAATTGAGCACTCTTAATCTTATCAGCTTCGCCCGGATTGAAAGTCAAAGTAGTATCTCCTATCTTGAAATCAAAACCTTTGAAATCCTGAAATACTTCATCCGTCTTATTGACGAACCAATCTCTTCTTCTTTGCAACTCCTCTTGGTTGCTTTTAGCCTCAGCTAAATACTGCTTATAGCTATCAAGTTCTTTTTGTTGCTCCTCAGAAACTCCAACCGTGCTTGACTCAAGGGGTTGTTTATACATTTCCTTTTGCTCCGTAAAAAACTTTTTAGCTTTAGCAATAGCTTTTTTCTTTGCCAACTTTATTTTCTTTATATCCTTTTCCTCGTCAAGCTCTTCATCAAATCTGTAGTCATCCATCAGGACATCTACATCTTCTAAGTCTGTAGCTTCGCCACTTGAAATAAGATATTCAGACAAAAGTTGGTCTTCCTCCATAGCAGAAAAATCTCGATTAAGTTTTACATAATCATCCATTCCTCTACCTGTAGTCTTTTTATATTCGAAATAAGCCTTTACATCTTCGGGTAGTTCCTCGTTTGATTCTTTTTGGTCAAACAGTTGGTCTACAGACGTAAACTCTTTTTCGTATCTATTCTTAATAAATGAAAGAACGTCTTCCTCTTTTAACTCTGAGGGTTGAGTTGTTTCTTTTGGTGCTTCGTCTTCCGACTGTACACTTTCTTGCTTTTCTGTGGGGGTGGAACTCTCATTGCTAACTTCCACTCTCTCCACGTTAGTTGCCTCATTTTTAGCTTCGGCATCTTCTAATAGTTTTGCTTCTATTTCTGCTTGGGATTTTTGTTCAGTTCCCTCAACTGCTCTTACTTTAATTTCCATTTGATTTAATTTTGTACAAAGTTAATAATAAATTTTTGTTCATTTTATTCAGTTATCTTGGAGAAAACTCGGCTAAATCGAAGCCGTCTAAACTATCCTCATTTGATTCAAATACTTGAGGTGGCAAATTGTTTTTACGTTGATTAATTAATTTTGACTGTTGTGTGTTTTGTTGAGAGATTCTTTTTTCTTTTGCTTCTTCTCTTTGTGTCTCTCTCTGTTGCAAAGCAGTTTCTGAAATGTTTCTCAACTGTTGATTGTAATTAAACTCTTCTGCCATCAATTGAGATTTTAACTTAGCTTCATTATTCATCTTTTCGATTTCAAATGCAATCTCTGCTTGTTTCAACTGCATCTTACCTTGAAGCTCCATCTCTTGTTTCTTCATAGCTAATTGTGCAGCCATCTCTTGAGACTTTAGATTTTGTTGTGCAGTCATTGCTTGTTGCTGCATTTTCATCTGCTCTTCTCTATCTTGCTTTTGTTGACGTTTTAATTTCAACAACTGATTAGCAAGTTTTAGATTTTTAATTTCTCTAATGTCAATAGCATCTTCTAAATTAATATCTTGTTTAGATAATGCCATTTGAATGTTTTGCTCAAGTTGAGCTTTTTGTTCTTCGTCAGGTGCTACTTCAATGAATATACCAAAGTCATATATGTATAAGTCTGTTATTTCATTTAACAATGAAACATTATACTTTCCAATTTTATTAGCAAAGTCATCTTTGAAGTCTGCATATTCTAAAATATCAGCTATTCTATAAGTAAGTGCTTCTGCTAAACTTCTAAATATATACAAGCTACCATCGAGTATATGTCTTGTAGCTACATTTGAATTTAGTGCTGCAAGTTTTTGTAGACCCACTAAAGAGTTAGGGTCAGGTGTACTTGCGTCTCGTGCTTCATTAAGTCCTGTTACGGTTCTAATCATATTCAAATAATGATTATAATTAGTAATAAGCATTTGAGTTTTCGATGCACCTGAGTTTGAGGTAAGTTGTTGAATAGGAGTTTTACCTTGATTGTAATCTCCATCCTGAGTATAGCTTCTACCAATTACACTACCGGTTTGGAAATATAATCTTAGTGCATCTTCAGGGTTATAGGCAGCTCCGGTTCCTAAGTCAACTTCGTTCAGTCCATCTGCGTCAATGTAAACTCCATCAGGAACTACTCTTGCAATTACTTGTTGTAGCTTCAAGTGTGTCATTTGTATTAAATCCGCAAATGGAATCATACGTCTTACTAAAGACTCTAACACACCTTTGTACATTCTTGGTGCAACTGCAACGTAATTAGGTAAAGCGTGTTGGCTTGTAGATTTTGGTCTGACCATATTCTTAGCAAGTTCCCACTTCAAAAGAATGTTAGTTCCCATTACCATTACACCATCATACCATACATCAATAGTTTTTTCAAACTTTTCAAAGTTACCTTCTTCCATTACTTCAACCGGTGGGTCAAAACTATCATCTTTCTCAATAACTTTATTACCGCCTGTAGCCATTACTTTCTTTTTATAAACCATCTTTTGAGTGGTTTTATAATTGAAGTAAAGAAGTGTTACGGTATCTCTATAGAAAATATCATTCTCATAAAACTGTGCTACATTGTAATAGTCATACCAAGATTGACTATACTTAGATATTTCTTCTAAGTCAGATGTAGTTAATGAAGGGTCTATTTTAAGTAGCTCTGTAATCGGTAGAGTTTTTACTTCTCCCCAATAGAAACAATCTTTAAAATGAGGGTCCTCAGTATAACTGTAAACGATATTTGCAGGGTCAACATATGAAACTTCAACCCCTGAACCTTTTAAGAACTCGTGTTTAGCTACACCAATCCCTAATGTGGTAAGGTCATAATCAAATCTTTTTCTTAAATCTACGTAATGATTCTCATCTAATATAGTATTGATTGCTTCTTCTTCAGCAATCTCAATTGCAGGTTTGTAGTTTAACTGCATATACAGGGAAAGCTCTTCATCACTTTTAGGAAGTTCTTCTGAAGGCATTATAAATGGGTCATACCCACTTTTCTTTTGAATGATTTCCAATTGGTCTTTTGCTGCCATCTGTCCTTCTATCATATCCTGATATTTAGAACGCTTGGCTTGAGACATTGCATCTTGTGCATATGCCTTTACTTTGAATAAACGGTCTGCCATTCCGTTGACAACAATATCAACAAACTTTGGAATTACCGGAACAGGAGTCCAATCTAAATTTAAGTAAGATAAATCGCCATCAATAGCTAATTCGTCTTTATATTTTCTTATGGATTGTTCGCCTCTTGCATATAATCTTAACCTATGAAACTCTCGCCATTGGTCATAGAATCTGCAACCGTTTCCGTCTTTACGAAACCATTCATATTGAATAGCTTGACCTATCATCAATCCATACTCGTCAGTAGCTTTTTCTGCATCTGACACAAATTGACTTGGAAAACCTGCAGATGAAATGTTTATTTTAATATCTTTCATCTAATTATCTGACTTGTTTTGCCTGTATTACTATACCTTGCAAAGTTAAACATAATTCTTGACTCTTTTCTTTCAGGCTGATATAGATGCTTTTGACAAGCCATTACTGCTAAACCTGAGCTTATAGACGCATCATACTTAGTTCTGTTGCTAATATCAAACTTTGCCCAATCTTCCAATGTTCTATTGAAAGCCATTGAACTCATATCCTCATCTGACCTTAAACCTACGAAATTTTCTATATATGATTCTATCGCAGCAGCGTGAGCTTGTTTTACATCTTCACTTGAGTTTGGTATTCCTCCTAACTCTTTTTCTGTTTTAGATAGTTTAGTGAATACCTTATCAGGTCTGTTCATAGCAAATCCTCTGTACCCTCTGTTTTTGAAGTGGTATAATAATCTTGGTTTGTTATTCTCTATTAATATAGGCATTCCGTAAAATACACAAGCCATCAATACGTCTTCAAAAAATATCTCAGCAGTTTGAGGTCTCGCAATGTATTCTAAAAAAAATTCATTAGATGGTGCCTCTTCCATACTAAATTTAGTCAATCCGTGTAAAGCTCCATTAGAGCCAACACCTCCAACCGTTCCACTAATATCGTAAGAGTCACATCCAAACGCACCTATGTGTTCGTTTCCGGGATACTTGACTCCGTGTTTAGTGTAATAGTTATTTTGTAAGTTTTTATTTGGAACCCAAGTTATGTAGAACCTTCCTCTTTTATCCGGAGAAAAGATTACTTGTGTATCTTTGATTCCATTTTTCCACGAAAAAGAACCACGAGTTACATATTGTTCTGTAATCATTGCGTCATTATAATCTATCTGTTGATATATCTTAGTTAAATTAAATAATGACTGTTTGCTTTCATCTCTAAAAGCGTGAGATTCAGTTCGTGGGAATTGTCTATAGTATTCGTTTAATGCATCAGGGTCGTGTTTCAAAGACTCAACTTCATTCTCCCAATAGTTCAATGCACTTTGGTCTATGTATTCTCCATCTACTCCTTCAATGGGTTCAATAGGATTTTCAAGAACAGGCATTCCATACCTATCAATAAATCCTTCCATATTCCATTCCATAGGAATGAATAGTGAATATAAACCGCTTTTGGTTTGACCATTAGCATTACGTTTTGTTATATCAGAATCGTAAAATAGTTTTTTAAAATTATCTCCACCTTTGCTCAATGCATTTGAGGTAGACCCCATCATACATTTTCCAATAATCTTACTCCCTAAACGTAAACAAGTTTTTGTAACTCGCCAATTGTTAAGTATATTATTTGGTTTCAACCATTTACCACTTTCATCGTGTACAAGTAACAAAAGTTTTTCTCCATCATAACTGTTATCATCTGTATTTTTCCAATCTATCGTGGTATCAAGTCCTTGAATCTCATCGTCTTCTACATCATACATATTCTTTTTAGTAATCTTTGACGCAGGTACTCTGTAAGCTAACTCTGTTTTAGGTTTATCCATTCCATCCATTATAGGTTTGAAAAAGAATGGAAGTCTACTGTTGATGGGAACAACTTTATCAGTAAACATTTTTTTAGCATCAGCTCCTGTTTTAGATAAAATACCTACACGAGAATCCTTAGCTAAAGTACCTGTATTCACACACTCTGAAGAAGACATAAAAGAAAATCCTGAACGTCTAATTTTTAGATATATCATTCCGAAACTTCTTTTGTCTGCTTTACACGCTTCCCAAAAGATATATAATAATCTATTAGCTTCTCTGTATTCAGGGTAACCAACATCAATGTTAGTCCATTGCAAATACATATAATGAGCTCCGGTTATATAAGTTGGTTTACCATTATTCATAAACCAAAAACCAAGTTCTCTATTGTCAAACTCAGCTTCTATATAATCTACCCATCTTGACTTGAAGTCAGATGGCATCTCATTCCACTGAAAGATGGATGATATTTTATTTAAAGGTTTTGGTAGCTCTTGTCTTTCCCAATACTGCTTCTTTTTATCTGAGTGTCTTTGAAGACACTCTTTTGGTTCTTTTGGTAAAGCTATTTTAAGTGATGCAATATCGACTACATCTCCTATCTCTCCGGTCTTTGATATAACAATAACATCATACTGTTTATTGTAACCATATATCCAAGACTTATTTCTATTCTTGTTGGTTACAACACTTTTGGGTATCCAATCTTGGACTACCCTGTACATATTATTTAGACCTTCTTTCTGCAAATCCTTGTTTTGTATCTATCTTAGAATTACTTGTGCCTCCCTCAAGAATCTCTCTTTCCTCTTCAACCCTTTTGAGTATTTCAAAAGCATCAAAGATTGCAAGTTTTTTTGTGGCTGCTGCGTTCTTTAATCTGTCTGCAGCCAAATCATCTTCAGGGTCAGGTTTTATTATTTTTTCTTTTGCTACCTTTATAAGTTGCTCTACTGCCTGATGACCTGCTTCAATTATTTTTAATTTAGTTTCTTTTGTATTCATAATTTTAATGTAATTGAGTGGTCATACATCCTCCATAAAATTTCGTCATCTACTCTAAACTCATATTCTTGGTCAGGTTTATAGCAAACAGTATCTCCTTCTTTGAGTCCTTTCTCTCTCAATGTGTCATTTAATATAACAATTTTCCCCATAAGTGGCTCTTTGGTTAGAGGTTTATATATATAGCTATCCTTTGGAGGTATGTGTTTTAAAAAGCAATACCTGTCATAACCGTACCACTTGTCTTCTTTTTTGTATGCAAAGAATTGGTCGTAGTCTACAAAGAAAATGTTTTCTTTAAAAAAACTTTTTCCACTTTGTCTTCTACCATACATATCATTATAGAACTTAAACACATTGTGATGTACTAACAATGTATCGCCTTTTGATATGGGTCCGTTGTAACTTAGTGGAGTCTCTATGACTATTGCTTCACGATTTGAAGCTGATACATCTTCTTCAGATGTACTGACAACAAAGTCAATACCGCCTATATTTTTAGTATTGTTGTATCTTTTGTTGTCTACAGGTTTAACTATAAACTGATATATGGATTTCATTAGAAGTTTATATTGTACTCAATGGATATAGGCATATTGGAATTAAACTCTTTCCAACACGTTACTACTCCATCCTCATCTTCTATCCATATTTTTATAGAATCTGTTTCTTCGTAATGTTTTATTAAGTGAATGCTATGTGTTGCATTTAAAACACTTTGTCCTATCAAGTAGTGCATTGCTCCTGACTTGTAATCAGGACCAACTGAGATTTTACGTATATCCATTTCATTATATTAGTAGCCGGAACTATTTATTAATCTAAAATAAAAAGACAATGAAAGTTCTCCATCCATAGGCATAATTGTACCTACCTCTGTTGCTACAACTGCAAGGTTGTCTCCTTGTTGGAGATTGTATGCAGTTTGTGAACTTGTAAAGTCTTTGATTCCTGAAGGTCTTGTGCCATCATTGGTATTATCAAAAGTAACAATCTTGTGGTCTTCTACATAATTTCCAATAACTGCGTCTTGACCTGAACCCGGCATTAGTGGGTCGTCAGGTATTTGACCAATACTTATAGTTATATTGTCTGTACCTGTAATAGTCAAAGGTGCAGCACCACACCAAATCCAACCAACTTTTTGAAGTTGCATATCACAAGGTACTTTAAACAAAGGTATTTGTGTATCAGGAGTAACATTTGAAGTCCATTCCATATAGTCATATCCACCTGACCCCTGAGATGCAAAGTTGTTTATCATCCCTGTAAGAATTGCAGTTCCTGCTAAATCAATAATAGATTTAACCTGAATGTTTTTAGTTACATCAGATGGTGTTCCGTTTACTTCACTTACAATAATAAGGTCTTGCTCGGTAGCAGTGACAATAGGATATGAACTTATTTTTGACATCTTTTACTTTTTTTGTTGGACCTCTCCTGTCTGTATATTGATAACAGAATCTTGTCCATATTTTTCAATTAGCTTCTTTTCATTCTGACCGAACTTAATTTTTATAGCTGCGATTTCAGAAATGATTTGACTCTTTTGGATTTCTAAATCCCCAAGAGATATTTTAAGTTTTGTAAACTCCGTGTTTAAATTTTGAAGTTCATCTAACTCTTCTGTACTTAACTTTGTCATTTGATTTAATTTTGTTTTACAAAGATACTATTTTTTATTTTTAATCTTTTCGAACGACCTTCCACCAAAATATGCTGAAATTACAGTGATTAAAACTATCTGAAGTAAGTCCACCCAATTTTCTTGTACGTTAAATTTTATAGCACCTGCATCTATGAATATCATCACAATAGTAGATACAATAAGAAACAACAAAACCAATGGTCTTACGTTTTTAGAAAGCCACGAATCAGAACCCATATCAGCCTTCCAACGCTCCGTTACGTTTTGTTGCATATCTTTTTCAGCTTCAATGAATATCTGTGTAAGTTCTTTTTCAAACTCAGCTTTTTCTTCTTTGGTTTGAACAAATCTATCAACAAGGTCTCCAATTTTTTGACCTAAGTTATCAAGTCCAAATATCTTTTTAAATATCTCTTTCATAGCTTTTTCCAATTTTCTGATTTGTATTCTTCAGTAGCATCGAAACTTGGACACGCTTTATGTGAAAAATCTCTGTGTCCGTGTATCGTAGCTTCAGGTGCAAGTAACTTTAGAAAGTACAAAAGGTATGCTAAAGAGTCTTTTTGTTTTTCAGTTCTTGTGTCTTTTGGAGTTTTGCCATCTTGTTCAACTCCACCCACGTAACATATACCCCAAGATTCACTATTCAACCCCTTCGTATGAGCTCCACGAACATTTATCTTTCTACCTGTTTCAATTGTTCCGTCTATAAGAATTACAAAGTGGTAGCCTATTCCTGACCACCCTCTTGCTTTGTGCCATTTATCAATGACTGCAGCATTTACGGAATCGTCTCCTGCTCTTGTCGCAGAACAGTGTATTATAATTTTTCTTATTTCTGATGGTATCATCTTCCTTGCCCTCTATATTTTTGTTTATAACCTGATTGACCTTTCGATGCATTCTTTGAATGCACTCCCGGTCTTTTTTTGTAAGTCTTTTTGATGTAATTTGCGATATGCAGTTTAGCCATTATTTATAATTATTTACGTGTGTTTGTAATTCTTCTAAGGTAACTGTTGGTTCAAACATAATGTTACCTTCCCACACTAATAATGGTTCATCGTATTCTTTGATAATTATAAAGGGAATCTTTTTGAACTTTTGCCTGACCGTGTGATTTTGGTCTTCGAGGAATGCCCATTCGATATTACAGTTTTTTAACCTATCAATATCTACTGCATTGGCAGAGTTCCATTTTGCATTAATTTGAAGTACAGTTAATTTATGCGTTTTACTTGGTTTATGTTCCTCTATAGGTTTTGCCGGAGAAACTAATAAAGTTCCTATTAACAAAACTAATAAAGGAGCAATCTTTTTCATCACTTATTGAATTTCATAGAGTCGTTGTTCGAGTGTTTTTAATGTTTCTTTTATTTCTTCTACATCATCTTTTATCCCATCAACATCTTGTTGGGTAAGCATAATCGTTTTTCTTACAATCTCATCTTTGTAATGGTACTCTTGTTCCGAAATAACCGGCTCCGGTCTTTCCATTGCCAATGCAATATCTGCTTTCAATGTAAAGTAGACACTCAATATGCCCACCAAAAATACTCCCAATCCTGCTGCGTCTTTAATCGTTAAAGTGAAAGTCGTATCCTTGTCTATCTGAGCCATCCTTTTCTACTATTTCGTAAACAACTTCAATGTCTTCTATTCCTAAAGTTGTTGTAAGTTCATAATCCATTTTACCAAAGTGCTATTATTCCTGTTGCCGTTGTTCCTGTTGCTTCTACAGTTTTTACCATCAATGGTAAAACTACACCCGGTTGAACATTTTTGATTGATACAAAATCATTCCCTGCAGTGTAAACATCTATCTGTCCACCTGAGCCTGTATATAATACAGGACCAATACTGTCTATATTGTAAACGATGTACTGCTTTCCTGTAGCACCTGTAAATATATCAGCAGATAACCTTAAAGAGTTTTCTGAAACTGCAGTAACAGTAGCAGCGTTAGCTCCATTAATGTTATACACAGTGGCACCTACATTTACCTTTCCGGTAAACGAAGCATTACTATCAACAAGGTGGTCTTGTAGCAACGTGGTGTTTTGACCTGAAGCAACTTCTCCACCCGGATTTGGAACAACTACACCATCAGCAGGTATAACCTGAATAGCTCTTGTTTGTTGTAACTTTTGATATGCCATAATTAATCTTTATAGGGAATTATACGATTTAGTGTATCACGTCTTTTTCCGCATCCACAGTCCTTCCCTACTTTTTTAGCGACTGTATCAACAACAGACTTAATACCTGTTATTTGAGTTACCTTAGCAACTGTGTCGCCAAAGCCTTTTGATTTTTCATTCCAATTCATTTCTTACAAGTACATAGTTTATTCGGACAAGATGCTACCTTGAACATTAACTTTGATACAATCCAATTCCATTTGCATTGGAATTTGCACCAAATACCTTGCATCCATAATCCTATTTTCACAAATAACTTACCCATCTATTTTACTTTTTAATAAGTTTAGATAGATGTCCTTTTACACTTGATGGATAGTGTTTATCCATATGGTGGTCTCCACTGTAAGCGTGACCTGTCATAGCTTTTGCCATTCCTTTTGATTCGTCTCTTCTGTCTTTCATAGATTGAGAATGCGAACCCTTGTGCTTGTTTCCGATAGACTCATCAAGTCTGTCATTGTAACCTTGTTTCATAACATTACTTATTTACTGCAGCCAAAGTTTTTAGCGAAGTTCGCCATCTTTACTACATTGGGTTTATAATTATTTTTACTTTTCATTACTGCTGATGCAGCATCACATACCGATTTACCCGGCATATTCTTTTTTGCCCACGCAGTAAACTTACCTGCGTTGCTTTTTTTAATTTCTATATCTGCTTTCTTTGCCATCTTATACAGGTTGAAGGGTTATACTTACGTTAGCTTCTTCTCCTGTATTTTGGAACTGAATATCAGTAATTGC